CCTTCGGCGTCGATCGCTTCGGTGCTGGCATCATCGAGATCCGCGACGTTCCACTGAGAGATTTCAACTCCGGGGAACTTCTGGTTGAGGCTTACGGCTGCATCCGGGGCGGTGCCCGTTGCGTCGATCGCACTCTTCACCGAACTCTCGGCGCTCTTTGACGGTGGCGGGGGCGGAGGTGGCGGAACCACTTTATGAGGGGCGGCGGCTTTCTTGACCTCTTCGGGATCGAGACCGAACTCAAGCTGATCCTCAGCGAGTCCCGTTGCGATCCGGCGCTCTGCTCCTTTGACTAAGGCACCTTCTGCCAGAACTCCGGACCCATACCAACTCGGGCGATCATTGCTGCTCACGTCCTGAATCAGTAATCCGGATGGCGAGATCGCGTTGACGATCCCAAGTGCTTCGGTTTCACCCTGCGCGGTGACGAGGTTTACGCCCGTAGCGGCGGAGAGTCGGGCACCCTCGGTCGCTCTCTGTGCCCATTCGGCGGCGGAGAGTCCGGGGGGAACTTGTTCGACTGCCATCACGACAAGCTGGTTGTTCGTGTAAACGATGAACTCAGCTTCCGGGTTTCCCTGTCGCAAAACTGCAACCATTGCCGACATCTGGCGACCGGTCCGCAGTCTCCGGCGATCTCCTATAGGAACCCCTTCCCATGCTGCCCGGTTCGGTTCGGTGAGGGCGATCTTTTCGCCTGACTTCATCGAGTGGAAGTCGTTGCCGTTGGTGATCACGAAGTCCTCCATCGATCCGCCAACCTCAGCAACCCAATCCTCAAGTATTGCTTGGTGGGCAAGGTCGGCGGCTGACGGGCTTGTATTTCCAGAGGGGTGATTGTGGGCGATAAAGAACTTGCGCTCCGTTGCGCCCTTTTCCCGTGCCCGTTGGTATGCGGCTTCGACGAGTTCAGGGCTGATCGGAACATTCAACAAAGACCCCATCGAAAGGGTCTCCGAGTGGATCACCCGGTTCGCCTCATCGACAAAGGCAATCTTGACGGACTCCTGATAAGGGGAGCGCATCGCCATCTGTGCCTGAACAAAGTCCTGAGTGGATTGGATTACCGCTCCAACCATGTCGAACGCTTTCTGGATTCCCTTCACGTGCGCGGCGAGGATCACGCTGATCCGTTCCCCGGCTGAGAGGCGTTTGCGTGCGTTCTCTGTAACGATCCCGACCGGACCGAGAAGCATCTCCGCGTCTAAGTCGGTGACGGGAGCGGCTTCATCGGTCGCGGTGTATTCGGGACCGGTCTCAGTCTCGCCATCGATTGCGGCTTCGACATATCCCATTGCACCCGCCCGGCGTTCCGGATCGGTGATCTCTAGGGTGTCGGCGTAATCGTTTCCGTATTCCTCTGTGCTTTCTGCAAGAGAGTCAGAGGCTACCGGTTGACCGTTTTTGCGGGCTCGATCGTCGAGGTATCGAGTTTCGAGTCTTCGACCGAGCGTGCGTTGATGGCTAACTCCAAGAGTCTGTCCTCGTCCTCCGGTTGTGGTGGGGCGACTGGCTCTGGTCCGCGCAATACTTCGGGCTCCGGCTGCGGTGTCAAATCCGAGTTCAGTAAAGTCATTTGCAAAATCCTCAGTTAGTAAGGTAGCAATGTCATCGTTCCGAAGCAAGACATCATTTGTAACCGGTTGATTCATAATCCCCGGCACCTTGGAGCGCCCGGTTACGTTCGGTCCTACACTCGGGCTGATCGCGTTGCCGTAGTGTCTGGCGACTGCCCAAATTGCTGCCTGCGTCTGTGCTGCGGTCCATCCCAGCCGACCGGCGATGTTGCGAATTCGCGCCGTGAGGGCTCGATTGATATTCGCCTTGCCCATCTTAGACTGACGCAACCCGAAGAACCGGGCCATGTGGGTATCGAGAACCACGGCATTTTCATTGCCCATCAGTGCCTCGAAGAAGGGTTTCACCTTCGGGCTCTGGTCGCTCATCCCTCCTATGGCGGACTCGAAATCCTGATTCGTGAGGACCGCAACAGTGTTCCCGAAGTCTGAACCCCACATCTTAGGCTTCAATGTGCTCAGAGCGTTGACCACTGAATCGTTGTCAGTCGGGCTCCCGGCTTCCTGCCATGCCCTTAGAACCTTGACTGTCCATTCAACGTTCTGGCGCACGCTCTTGTTCGGGGAAGTGGCTGCGAGAACTCCGGCCAAGATGTATTCCTGTTCTGGTGGGACGTTCATCGCTTCCATCATCGCCCGGAAATCCTGATACCAGAACCGACCGGCTTCACCGAACTGTGCGACGGCGGCGACTTCCTGTGACGTGACTTGACTGGTGTAGATCCTACGCAATCGCTGGGCTCCGGTGACGGTGCGAATCGATTGAAGTTCTTCGATCGGGAGGTTCGCGACGACTCCATTGGGAAGGATACGGCTGATCTCCGGGCGAAGGAGTTTGCGCTTCGCGGCGACCGTCATCGTATCCACCGGGAACTCTGTCCCAAAGGTCTCTTGCCCTTCCTCCAGTTGTCCGCCTTCGGGAGTGGTCTGCCCTTGAATCTCTTCCCGCTTGAATTCCAGTGTGGTCCGCAGTTCTTCGAAAGCATCCTGCGTGTCATCACGCGACCCCATTTCCTTCTGAATGCGTTTGATCTCGGCGGCTTCTTCAGGGGTGATCCAGCCCTTATCGAGTGCTCGCTTGATCCGCCGAGTCAGTGTGCCGGGGGAAGCGAGATTCATCACATCACCGTCAACGTTTTCAATGAACTTATCGAGCAAGTTCAGATCGATTAGATTGGCTCGCTGTTCGGGAGTCGCGGTCTCTTCAACTGGTCGGGTCAACTGACGGTTGTTGACAGAAATCTGTGAACGTCCTGTCCAAACTACGGACTTGTTCGGGTCAGTTGGATCTGGTCCTCGATACGTTGCAGTGCCGGAAGGAGTGCCGTCCGGGTCTGCGATATTAAGAACCTCGTCCACCTCAAACCGAACGGGAGTCGGTTCGACCGGGGCGGTGGGTTCGACCGGAGTTGCATTCCCATCGACTAGAACGCGAGCGGCAATTGCGGAATCCTCAATGTCTCCTGCTCCGACAACCAGATCCGCGTTTCTCCCAACCAACTCGCCCTCGTAGGTTTCACCATCCAACTCGAAAGTGATTCGCTCGTTGGTCTGGCCCTCTTGGAATTGTGCCAGTTGAACGTTCGAGATCCGATCAGCGATTGCCCGGCCTGCTTCTACACCAGTCTTGACCATCTCAGAGACGATCGGGGGTATCGCAAATCTTTGCCGGTTCCTGTCAGCTTCCGGCGTTAAGGTCTCGGCTTCTTCAACCGGGGCTGCGGGAGTCTCTACGACTGGCTCGACGGTTTTCTGAACATCAGGTTGTGCGGCTCCCTCAAATGCTTCCGGAAGTTCCTCGGGTTGGAGCGGCTGGGCGAGACGTTCCTCGGTAGTCAACGGCTGTTCAGCATCGAGCCGGGCCTGAGTCTCCGGGCCCATTATCGGAACCGACTCTCCGCCTCCGATGTTACCACCTGTCTCCGGTGCGGGTTCTCCCGTGTTCGGGGGAGGGGGAACGAACCCTGCGGCTGCGGCTTCATCAGCGGCGATCTCTGCGGCTTCCCGGATCGTGGCTTCAACCTCGGCCTCGTCTTCGAGTTCCGCCTGTTGGGCGAGATCCTGTGCCAGAACTTCGGCTTCGCCTGCGGCGTCGTTGGCGGCAACTGCCTCGGCTGCGGCCAGTGCTTCAGCCTCAGCGGCTTGATCGAGCGTCCCATCCTCAATCGCAACCCGACGTTGTTCGGCGGCTTGGAGTTCGGCGGCTTGCCGATCAACTACCTGCTCGCCTTGGAGCGTGAACGTTTCGGGTTCTATCGGTGTCGCTGTGCTGCCAGCGGCTTCCTCAGCGGTGACTGCAACGGTCGGAGCGTTCGGATCAACCTCCGTGCCAACTTGTTTCGCTTCCTGTGCTGCGGTCCATTCCTCAAAGGAGGGGATCGGGGTCAGGATCGTCTGTCCGCTTGCTTCCGGGGTGATGATCCCGTGGGAGAATCCTCCCTCATTGGGAGCATACCGACCAAAGGAAACGTGAGTCGGGCTGAAGTATCCGGAAAACAGACCCGGAACCACTGACCCGTCTGCTTCCTGAAGTTCGATGAAGATGTTGCCCGGCAACGTATCCTTCTGTGCCTCGTAAAGTTCGGCGGCTTTTGGGTGCCGCATCATGGCGGCGGCTTCCGGATTGGTCTTTTCGAGTTCCTGTGCGGTCTCGAAGTGGAGACTCAACTGTTCGGCATCGTCAACGTCCTGTTGCAATGCCCTTACTTCGTCGGACTGGAGAAGTTCTTGAGCGGCGACTAATTCCTCCATCGCCTGCGCGGCTTCTTGGGCGGCGGCTTCTGCGGCGGCTTTGATCTCTTCCTGATCCTTTATTGCCTGATTGGTCTCTTCCTCTATGTCGCGCTGGGCGGCGGCTATATCGTCTGCATCTTCGAGATTTGTCGGATCTGCGGTAACGGCTGCAACTGCCTCTGCGCCGATTCCTCCGGCTTTCTGCGCGTTCTCTTCTTCAGCGGCTTTCGCTACTTCGAGAACCTGTGAGGCTTGAGCAAGTTTCTCGGTCGCTTCCCGGACGATCTCCATTACCGGGTCCACGACTTCATCGCGTGCCTTTGTTGTTTCGATCACAACATTGGCGGCGATCCCGACTGAAGCATTACCTCCTGCACCGCCCATCTCGGCGATGATGTCTTTCCCGTCACCACCCGAAACTCCTTCTGCAACGCCTTCTCCAGCGATTTGAACTCCGACATCCAAAATGGTTGCTCCGCCTTTTCTTATGGTGCCTGCACCCTTTTTAATAGCCTTTTTAAGAAAGTGCCCGGCGAATCCTTGGAATATCGCACCGATACCGCCAATCGTTGCCCCCTTCTTCCACCCGCGATCGTAGGCAAGCGCCCTCATCTTCGGGTCTTTCATGAACACGGCGACCTGTGCGGGATCGGAAAGGTCTACCCCGTTCTCCGACATGACTTCAATCATCGCGCCTGCGGCTTCCGGAGCGCCTTCCGCAAAGAACATTCCTGCGGCAACCACCTGTGGGCTTCCCGTGGCGATACCTAATCCGAAGCCAAGCCCCAAGGCTCCGGCTGATGCCGGGAGAGATTCGAGCATCAGATCAATGGCACCGACCGGATTGCGAAGAAGAACTTCAAGGGCTTCCCCTGCCCCCTCGGCTTTCTCAAATTTCTTCATCACCTCAGACTTCGGAATATCCTCCATCGCCTGTTGCATGATGGCGAAATTCTTGGCCTTGAGTTCAATGGTCTCGTCAGCTTCGTCTACCTGTGCTCTTAGGATTTCCTCGATCTCCGTGCGGCGGTCGGTAAATCTTTCCTTCCGTTTGGCGTAACGGTCTTTGATCTCGTTGACTACCTTCTCAACCAGTTCTGGAGGTGCGTCCGGATTATCACGTTCGATCGCTTCGAGCCTCTGTTGAATCTCCAGTTTTTCGTCTTCAATATCTCGTTCGTCCTGCCTGAGTAGTTCGAGTTGCTGATCCGAAAGCCTGTCCTTCTTTGATCCGGCAAACATTCCGCCGAACACATTCAACATCATATCCGCCTGACCGATACCGTGAGCCAGCGCATCGACGCGCTGTTCCCATGCCCCTCTCATCTCGGGTGCTGGTTCACCCGAACCCGGAGGTGGGGGAACGAACCCTGTATCGACAGGCGCGAATTCTGGAGCCGGTTCCCCTGAATAGGGAGCGGGAGGAACGAACCCGGAAGACTCAGGGATCGCTTCCTGTGGGCCCAGCAAAGTGTCTTCCGGCGGAAGAGAGAATGTGATGCGTTCCGGCATGATTCACTTTATCTGAATAAAGTTTCTGGAGTCTTGAGGATTTCCGCCTGTGTAGATCCATTCTGACCCATTGGGCATCTTATGTTTCGATCCCAAATCGTAACCGGGGCGACCGGCACCTGTCGGCTGAAAGTCTAATTCGTATGCGGTGACGGGGCCACCGGCTGCGGCAGTGGCGTCGGCGGCGGCGTTGGCGACAGCGACAGGAGCGGCGGTCTCATCGGGCGGGAGCGTTGACTCGAAGAGAGGACGTGTCGGTTCCGGGATCAGAAGGGATTCAGCTTCACCACCCGGAGCGGGGGCGGCGGTCGGGCTTGGGAAGGAAATGCGCTGTGGGCCTGCTCCGGGTTGAGCGAACCCGGACTCGATCTCCGCCATCCCTGCACCCGGACCAACAACGTTCCCGTGAATATCGTATTCGGTGCTACTGACGTTCCCCTCTCGATCAGTCTGGATGATCACGAAACCCGTATCTCCTACATAGGAGCCCCCGTCGATCTTCTGGATGGAAGTCGTAACTTTTTTCCCCGCATTTGCGGCCTGAATCTCGATGCTCTTGGCGTATGCTTTTGATCGGAGAATGGCTGCTTGCTGCGCGGCTTTCCGTGCGGCGATCTCGGTCGGATCGAGTTGAACCTCTGACGTGAAAAGGTCATCTCCGGTCGGCGTTCTTGTCCCGGACTTCTTGATCACCTTATCTCCCTCTTTCTCGAACGTTTCTATGGCTATGCCTGAGAGTTTCCGTTGTTCGTCGGACAACTTCTGTTCCTCAATCCCCTGCTTGGTCGTTCCTGCCTTGACGATTCGGTTCCTGTTGTTCGCGAGGATTTCGGATTGGATCTGTGATTGCTCGGTTCGAAGGCGATCGGCTTCAGCGGCGGCTTCTCTCGCGAGTTGGTCGGCGGCTCTGACGGCTGCGGAATCCTGACCCCTATTGAAAGCGGCATCGTTTTCCGTCATCGCATCTTGGATGGCTGCGGACTTGCGGAAATCGAATGTCTCAGCCTGAATCTCGCGTTCTCGTCTGCGTGCTTGGGCTGTTCCAATCACGTCCTGAACTCTGGCCGGAGCGGTGGCTGCGCTGGCAAGACCTTCAACGTCGAGATCAAACGATCTGATTGCCGGGGCTCGGGGACCAACCCCCCGGAGTGATGCGGTGCCTGTTGGGATGACTGCCATTATTTTCCTTTGTTGAAGATTGGTGAGAGAAGTCCTTTGTTCTGCTGTTCCTCGGTCTGGTTCCCGAAGATCGCACCCCCGGCGACGTTGATTGCCTCGCCGATATTTTGGGCATTGGACGAGGTATTCTGTGCCCGTTGCATTCCGGCTTGAGCAACAAGATTCTGATTACCTACAGCCAGTCCCGCGAACTCGCCCGGTGCCAGTCCAACATCGGGCGGCTGGAGGGACTGCCCAAACCCGGCAAGCTGAGTTGCCCGATTCTGTTGAGTGCTCCTGAGACGATCACGTAATTCACGAAGTTTCCCAAGGTTGTTGAATGACTGCTGGAACCTCCCCTGTTCGGCTTGGCCGAACCGTCCGCCTCGCTCCAGTCTTTCGGTCGAGAGATCCAGAGAGCGCAAGCCGAGATCCCGTGGGACCGTGTATCGGGCGGCTCCGGTATTGCCGCCAGCGGCGATTGCCCGACGTGAGACTTCATTGCGAGTCTCCGAATCAAGTTGTCCACCGAGTTCAAGGTCGGAGCGTGCCTTGTCTATTGCCTTAGTTAAGAGCGCACTTTGCTCCGCATCTCCGCCCCCGGCAATCTCACGGTCGATCCCCGCGATCTGTTCAGCCGATCCAGCATCACCAACAAACCCCTGAAGGGCACCGACCGATGACCTGCGAAGTCGTTGATTCTCAGGAGTAAGTTGGTTCTCAAGTTCAAGAGACGCTCGGGCGTTTTCGATAGCCTGCGTTCGCGCATCAGTGGCAACTTGGTTCGGGTCTACCTGACCAGATTCGATTGCTTTCGCAGCTTGATCGCCTGCCTTCTTCTTTTGATAGGCACTGTAAAGTGCCGTTCCGGCCATGATTAATCCTGATACAACACCCATATTAAAGTTCCAGTATGTAGGTTTTCTCCAGCGGGGTCATCCCCATTCGGAGGTAAATTGTTTCTAACCTCTTCGAGTCTAAATCAAGAAGATGGTGCATCGTCAATCGAACTGCACCTCGCTCCCGTGCCAGTTGCATCCATCGCTTGAAAAGTTTGATCCCAAACCCTCGGAAACCTGAGAGGATATGCCACCACATCATGACGGCAATCGGGTCATCATTTGCGGGGTTCAACGTCATTGCTCCGCAGATCCCGCCCTTGATTTTCCCATCGACTTCGAGGTTTAACATCATTGCTGCTTCAGTTCCAGAGAACGATTTCCAGTTTCGTATCCAAGTGTCCCGATCGAATCCACCGGGGAGATTGGTAGTGTAAGAGTGTGCTTCTTCGGAAACGTTGCCCATTTCTGACCAGTCTTTTTCTTCAACCGGTCTTATCAGTGTCATTAGACTGTTTGAATTATGTGAACGGACCAGAACGAATCGGCGGCAATCAGGTCGAGATCCCCGGTATTGATTCCATCAGTGGCGAGCATTCCGAGTTCGATCTGATCTCCGGCGCTTGCTTGAAAGAGGACTGAGAGGGGAACGATCCATCGGCTGTTCGGGGGTGTGGCAACGTTTGTCTGACCCCCGCCCTTGTTGATGCCGGTAGTGACCCCGTTCGCCCACACGTCCACGTTGATTTCCATGCCAGCCGGGGTTCCAGTAACGTCGTCAAAGTGGAGGGCTCCGCAAGCCAGATAGATCCCATCGACCTGTGCGATGTATCTGGAATCAACTTCGGTATATGCGCCGTTCGGATCGATCGTCTCGGCATTCATCGTCATCTTGTGATACGCGCCGTCGATCGCAATGGTCTGATCAAGGTTCGGCTTCGCCCGTGCTGCCCAACGAATTTGCGTGGCAATCTCCAGTTGGATTTCGCCTGTGCTCAGAGTTTCGGTCTTCAGGTAATAGGCTGAAGTCCAAACGATCGATCCGCCTTGAGTCGATTTCGTCTTGATGGCGATCGGCAAACCGGACGAGTCGATCTGGAACCAAACATTGATCGCATCGGCGGTCGGTTCATCGACGCTGATCTGATACCCAAGGCTTTCCTGCGGGATGACGAACGGTTTGTAGTCTCCGGTATCGGAATTGAAGTAATACCACGTCTGCCCGTCTTTGGCCCAAGGTCCGAGATCGGAACTCGGCTCGGTGCCGCCAGTCGTGAAGAGAGCATAGGTCTGCTGTGCGACAATCTCGATGCGCTGTGCGATTGCGTCGGCGAGTCCCTGTGGATCTGTGCGAACTCCTACGGGAAGAGGACCAACTGAAATGGTGAGTGGAAGTGCGTTAGCTGTAGCCATATCTAATCCTCGGCTGAGGTTGAATCTGTGGTCGTTCCATCAGTGGAGTCAGGATCGCTGGCTTCCGAACAGAACGGTAAAAAGGGATCATGATCGATAACGAGAATTCGATCCTCGATCGCGACCATGTAGGTGAAGGGTCTTGGAGTTAAGCCTGCCATCTTATCGTCCTACGGCTGTGATCAGATAGGTTTCGATCAGGTTATGCAGATCCAATACGTTTGCATCGGAAAGCGTTCCATCGGTGTAGTAGGCTACATGGAGCGACGAGGCATTGTAGCGAGTTCCCCCTAAATTGTCACCGAACAGGAACGGAACTGCATACCCCATGTCGGTGCTGGTGTCGTTGGTGGTATTCTCGTTGAGAAGCAAACCAGTCCGGAAAATCTTTCGTGAAGTGTCGCTGAACTTCTGCCCATAGTAGCTGGTGTTGTCTACTCCAGTCCCGGCGAGTCGGGCGACGTTGGCGAAGTTACCGGCTTGGAAGTCGATATTCGCACCACTGACTGCCACACCGTAAACCTGAGTCGGGGCAGCATTCCACATACTGCCGATATTTCCACCTGCGGTCCCGGAAACGTCCCAATCATTGAACCAGACTCCCATCCCGAATGAATTCACCGAACCGCTGAGTTCGGAATACTTGAACGGTAGCGTGAGGATCTTGCTGCTTCCATTGCCCTTGAGTCCTCCTGCGCTTGAACAATCCGCATCGACGAATCCGGTATTGGCTGGTGGTCCCAAAAAGTTGAAGTCCCAGCACGGGAGAAGCGAACTGACCAGATCGTTCCCGAAGAACGGAAGAACGTATTTCACGTTTTGCTTGTAGGGCTTTGTTACGAGTTCGTTCTGGAATGCTGCGATTGCTGCCAGTTCAGTAGCAGTGTAGGTCGCTCCGGCTTCCCCGGCTTCGTATTCCCACAAAAGATTATTGATCACGTCTACCCCGTCTCCTATTACTTCGGGAATGAATCCGGTAACGTTGGTTCCATAGAGACGCCGCTCGAAACCGCTCGGGGCAATGACATCGATTTCAACAAGTTTCGAAGTGGCGAGTCCCGGATAGACATCGATCGAGTCTTCGAGGAAGACCGAATTGACGGAACCGATCAAGCGTTGCTCGTAGGTCAGCTTGACGGTATAAACCTGAAGCGGGGTTAAGCCGGTCATCGTGAAGGATGCTCGAACAGTCTTCCCGGTAAACTCGATCGGATCGTGACTCTCGGCGGTTACGCCCCCGGAATATCCTGTGGTCTTTGACCATTGATCAGTCGCCGCTACGGTTCCGCCATCGGCAATCAGAGCATCCACAAGCGGATCTTCGTTTACCAGAATTTCCTTGTATTCTTGCTGCCTCAAAAGGGCACCAACCGGATAGGACCGATCCAGATAGAACCACGGAGAAAGTCCTCCCGCATCCAAAGTGTCGTCGTCAAGGTTCGCTTCATACTCTGTTAAATCCTGCGGGAACTGGTGATCGTGGAGTTCCCCGGCTACGATTCCGTAAAAACGGAAAGAGGTGTCTGACGGGAGACCAAACCGACGATAGAAATGGTCTGCTCCTGAACCGGGTCCGGCTTGAAGCGAACCAAGACGTGCTCCTGTAATGTCACAGACAACAGATTGATTCCCCCGACGTGCCTGAATATACCATGTGGAGACGGGTCCGGAACCGACCGGGGGATTACTCATCTGCCAATGCACATAGATATTCCACCCGTCATCCCATGCTCCGGCTCCACGTTCTGCGGTGACTGAGAGATTGGTTCGACCTTGGGGATTAGTGGTTGAACCGATCGGACCAGACCTGAAATACATTTTTGGTGATTCAGGGTCTTCGTTGGTGAAAAGATTGAATCCTTCAGGTGGATGTAATGTCTTCCATGTCTTCCCTGCGGTGAATGGTAGCTTAGTCCAAGTTCCAGCGGTGTAGCCATACCCAGCGGGAAAGGGTTCATCCGACAATGAATCCTGATTACTTGTCCCGGAACTTCCGGTTCCCAAAAGGTTCATCCACCAAGGCAAGCCAACCGGTATCGCTGTGTAGGACGCTACATTGAACTGCCCTCCCGGATTTCCGTGTTCTTGCGCAATCCCGATCTGTGAATACACCGCATCTGCCAGATTTACGCCGGTATAGAGATAGGGGTTGTAGCTAACATTTGCGACAACATCCGGTGCTGCTGCCAACTCTCGCCTTCTGAACTGCGCCTCGGCAGCAACCTGTTGTCGATACTTCCTTGGCGGATCTGTAAGATCGCCGAGTTCCGTGATCCCGTGGATCGAGGCGACTCCTTCATACGAAGCGAACGCAACTGGCGTGAAGAAGGTAGATTGCAATGCCTCAAGCCCGATCTCCCGTGGGGTATTGGGATCGTCCGAGTTGATCTGGAGGGTTCCTGTAAATTTGAAGTCTGGCATTTTTTAGAATCCCCAAAAAGTTACAAGATCAACATCGGCATTAGATACTTCAGTTTTCTTGGCGAATGTTCCAAACAGCATCTCAGCAACCTGCATATTGAGAACTCGGTTCAAGCTGATTCTAGTTTGCAAGAAAATATGTGGGTTGGGAAACGTGGTGTCTGCTGCGGTTCGGTCGAAGTAACCGGTGTGCCATGTTCCGGCTGAGAATACTCCCGCCACACCTATTCCACTGACCCGTCGAATCCCATCAGGGAAGCTGTAGGAATCCCATGCGACTCCGGCTGGGCTGGTATTTCGGATAGATGGAATTTCATTAGTTTTGTCCGAGACCAAACCGCCGTTCGCGGTGCCACCGTCTACATTCACAACAGCCACGATTGCTCCGCACACATTGGTGAACGGAATTTCGAGATAGTCAGCGGAAGCGGCTGTGTTCTCCACCGCAGGATATGAGTTTGGGGCTTGGAATCCCAAAAGCGGCTGGAGGCTGGGCGAGGCTTGGGCAGCATCACGACCGTTGCCGGACTGATCAAACCACGTCACTACCCGCCCGGTAGTCCCACTGAGCCAAGTTGTCAGAGTGTCCGGGGAATACCCGGCTGCGAAGGTCATCGACGCATCATCCGATACACGGCGGAGGGTGAACAGATTCCCGATATATCCTGAGATCAGGACACGGAACCCATAGGCTGCGGTGAAGTCTGCGGCGGCGAAGGCGCTCGGAGTGTAAGGCGGTGCTAGAACTGCGGTTACATTCAGAGTCAGGGTTGCACTGGACTCCGATCCATTTGCATCAAGGGCTGTCAGACCAATAGCCGTAATCGCTATTACTGTTGGCGTTCCAGAAATGATTCCGGTTGCCGTGTTGATCGAAAGTCCAGCCGGAAGGTTGGTGGCACCGTAGGATACCGGCGTTCCAGTCGCTATGATCTGGTAGGAATACGGAACAGTGACTTCGCCTGAGTCGGTAAGAGCACTGACGATCTCGGATGATTCTGTGTTTACTCCTTCGCTGATGACTGCATCGAAAGTGATCGTTATGAATGTGAATGCGTTCGGATCAAGCGAAGTGATCGCCGGTCCATCCGTGACGCTGAATGACTGCACATCCGTAACGCTGATGCTTCCGAGTTCAAGAATCCCATCGCCTACGTTGACCAGTCGAACCGTGACATCGGCTGTTTGCTCTGCCAGCCAGCGTCCAAAATCGATCAGGTCTCCGATCAATACGGTTCCGGCTTCGTTGTAAACGAGTAGGGAACCAACCCCGAAATCGAACGAACTATTGAGAAGATTCTGCTGATACGCCTTACAGTCTGCCCGACGTTGAGCGTCCTTCTGGCTGATCTGTGAGAACGCGGAGGACTCCCAAGAGATAGGGACTCCAAGATAATTCGCGCCGATCTGAAGTGAGGTTGCAAAGAACTTCGGGAACGCCTCTTCGAGAACCGGATATTCCTCGTTCGCGGAGCAACCTCCCCCGTCTACCACGTGGAATCCTGTTTCGTCCGGAGGGCAGGCTCCCCGATCGTTCTCTTCGGTATCGGTGGCTGCGGCCAGTTTCAGTCGAGTGATCGCGGCTCGACCGGACCACCCTACGAAAACCGAGAATCCGTAATCGCGATTGACGAGTCTCTGTCCTTCGACTCCGCACTTGTTACAGTCTGAAATCTCAGCCCATTCCTCGCTTCGGAGAGTTCGGCTCTGCTTTCTGGAACTGGCGAACAACGGGTATTCTGCGGTGCCTTCACCGTAGGTCTGGTAATAGTCAACGCGATCGTAGGTGGCGATCATCTCATGGGTAGCGATGCGGTCGAACCAACCTCGTTGCCCGACGACTGCGATCATTGCATCCACGGTTCCGGCGAGTTGAGAGAACTCGACCTCAGCATATTTGAACTTCTTCAGGGTCTCCGGCGAGTTGAACTCTTCCATCCTGAACTGAACCGAACAGGTGATGTCGCATCCATTGTCCTTGTTATCTGCGGTCATCCCTTCCCAAACCCGGTTCTTTCCGTCTGTGTCGGTAGAGAGAAAGAAGATCCGATCAAACCCATCCACTTCACCCGTAACCCATGCAACGGGGTTCCAGCCGGTCCAGATAGATGCCCATGCCGTTGTGTTCGCCTCTGCCAGAACCGTTGAATCGAGAACCCACGTGTGAGTGTTTTTCAGTGAACAGAATGGAACACTGACCAAAGACAGATTCTCGATTGACCCGGCACAGATCCGGGAGAGGTTCGGCCCGATTCGAGCCTTCGAATATGCCATCTCATCATCGAGAGGATCGAGGACAGAAGTAACGAAAGCGTGTGCCGCCGAATCCAAGTTGATCCATCCACGGGGAGAAAACCAGTAGATCATCCCGTTCTGCTTGATCAAAGACTTTGGGGCAATGCACCCGGTATCGATTACCTTCCTCTGGAAATTGGGGGTATTCAACCAGAGCGTGCGATCTTGGATTGAGGACTGGATGTAATCGGCTCCACCCTTGTAGAAGCACAAGATGCCTTGCTGATCCGGCGTCTCGATAATGCCCGTGCAATCATCCGAGAGAACGAATGCTGGGGCTTCGTTGAGGTATTGGCTTTCGTGGAACTTGAGCGGGTTGCCGATGTCGCTGGCGAACACGAACCGACCACGGGAACACCAGTATCGATTGTTCGAGTAGGCACCCCAAAGACCGATCTTAGTCTCGTCCCGGTTGTCCACTGTGAGGACTGCATTCGAAGGCGTCGGGTTCTGGTGCTGGTAGGTGGACCCGTCCCAATAGGCTGCGCGGGTCAGTTCATCCTGAATGATGACAACTCGATACGGAGTGTTTAGATAACGGAGTTCCCCGATTGAATCATAATCGGTGGTCTTCAGACATTCGGTGAAGGTAATGAACTTCGCGTGAGCGTTGAACCGCAACCCGGTCAACTGTCTCCATTCGGAAAACGGCTGGGGGGATACCCAAATCGCTCCATCGACTGCGGCCAGAAGATGCGTGAGCCCATTCTCCGGGGTGAACATCCCAACCCCTTGTGCGTTGCCGGTCGGCATACAGACCACGGAACGAGTTCCGGGACGGGTCTGCGGGATACCGCCCTTGTTCAGAACGTTCTGGCCGTAGATGTATCTGGTAGACGGAACCGCTACGGGTGCCGTCCAACTGTCCATTCCTCCGGGCCAATAACGAGTAATCGCTTGAAGGGTATCAAGGTCTGCCATGACGAATTATCCACGTGACCACCCACTGCGGTATGAACCGTAAAACATCGAACTGCCTGCGGTCTCTCTCGGCAACTCGTTGTTGATGACCTGCGGAGGTTTGATTCCTCCGGGCATGTTCGAGGTGGTATCGTTCTGAACCAACTTGACGGCTTCAGCCTGTGCTTCCCTTGCCGTTGTGTATTTGCCATCGAGCCGGAACTTGACGGCGCGGACTGCATGAATGAGGGCTTCGCGATTCTCGACCGGAATCCAGTCGTATTGATCGTGGATCTCGAATACCCGGCGCTTGTATTTGACTCGAACAGCCTGAGTCTCGGGAGTCCTGATTCGGGTGTAAGCTGGAGTGTTCTCCCGTGGGCGGTATCTACCGAGAAGGGTCGTTGCGGTGTCCGTGTCCGGATCGACTCCGAACAACTCGACCATATCATCGGTCGTTGCCTTGTAAATGCGTTCGATCTTCGCAATCGGCGGAACATCCGTGTTGGTCAGGATTCGCCCGAAGACGGTCGGGACAAGGAACCCGTCCTCAGTCTCGCCCTCGGCATTGGTGGTCTGAAGACGATCCCCATTCTCAGCCCAACCGAAAGCGCGAAGTTCCTTGTTCGAATCACTGGCTGCGGAGATCCGGGCTGCGAGTTGAAGCGGCTTGTCTGGATCGCGGATCGTCGGGAAGTCAGTTCCGAGAACGTCAGCGAACGGGAACGGAGTGTATCCGGTATCTCCGGGCCCGTTGATGTGATACTGGAACCATTCATTTCGCAGGATTGCCGGAACTCCATTGACCACCATTCCGAGAGGCGTCTGAACCTCTGGAGGGAGGGTAGCAAAGTTCCCGCAAACGCATACGGTGATCTCGCCAACTTGGGAATCGATCAGGCTTTCGTTGGTGAGAAGACGAACCGCATCAGTGAGACGCCGGTAGGCGGTCTCATTCGGGCATGTTCCGATCGCTTCAGCGAGATCGGGGAGGATGTCTTTCACAAACATAAGTTTTATCCAGATTGACCGATTTGATCTTTATCGAGGGAATCACGGAATGCTTTGGTCGCGGATTCCTCAGAGAACTTCTCCATCATATCGTCGTCGTCCTCTTCCTCGTAACTCCCGCCAGCACATTGCATAGCGGCTTCGTCATCGACGGGCGGCGACATCTCCATGACTTCGAGATCAACCGACTTCTCTCCATCTGTGGGATCGCGGAACCCGGCAACGCGGACCTTCATCACCGTGTAAAATTCACCTTCGGGAAACTTTGGGACTTTCATCCCCTTGCGCTCTCGAATGTAGATTTGCGGGTAATCAACAGAAGGTTCCTTCGGCGTCTCGGGCATCTCTGGCTCGGCAGGCTGCGAAGGGTAGGTATGTCCTAAGTCTATCATCGGCATAATTATGCTATCTCCAGTGCTACGGGTTCTCCGTCTACATAGACGATTTCGGCTTCCCCATCCACGGTCACATCGGGCGCTTCACATCCCGGAGCGATTGCGGCTGAGTAGCTGCGGCCAGCGTCCCGAACAGCCGGGGCTGGGAAAGTTCCACACAGAAGCGTGGAAGTTGGGATCGGGTCTCTTGCGTCTGACATGGGATTAATCCAAAACACCTTTCCGCTCCGGGAGCAATAGGCAAAATTTGCCTACTGATCCACAATCTGATCAATTCTGCTGGTTATTTGGCGATATTGTTCCAATCCAGCCTTCCCGTTGTCGCGAACCATTCCTTTGATTTCGGTAAGGTCGGCTTTGAGATCCAACTGCGCTGCTCGAATGCGAGTATCTTGCTCGCTTTCTTTAGCCTCGTAGACGGCTCGCGGAACAAACTCCAAGGTGGACTCGGCCTTAGAAATGTGAACCCCTTCCTTTTCGGCATGACCTGAAATCAATTCTACGCTGCTGAAAACCTCTGCTTCAACGTGGGTGATCCGCTCGTCGGTCTGGATAAACTTCTTCTCATAGCGGACGTAACCCCCGATCATTGCAGCGGCGACTGCACCAATCGTTAGGATGATGGAGAGGATGTTCCCGAAGGAAATATCCCAATTCCAAATAACTTTGTGGGGGTGCATAATTATCTTGAAAGAGTGCGCCAGTCCGGGAACCAACCGAAGAACCGGACTGGCGCTAGTGAACCGACTTCTCAGTCGGTAGCGGGAGGGTCGATTTGCCAGTGAGCGCCTTGAAACTGTCCATCCGCTACAGCCTTGAGAGACTGATATTCGGAATGCGCCTCGGCCTGCTGGGCGGCGGTGATCAGTCCGGCTCGAAACATACGGTCGATCTCTGGTAAGAGAACTTTTGTAAGTTTCATGGCTGCGTTGACGCTGGCTAAGATTGTAATTGGGTCCATATTAGAGGGGTTTCTTGATCATGTATTTCGTGGCTTCTGTCAGTGCGGCATCGATGATGTCGAGAGAGGCGTCGAGGGCATTCCGATTCCCCTCCGTTGGATCTAACTTGTAGGCTTCGTTCAGAGCGATTGCCGAACTGATCCACTGGCGACCATTCGCCCGGATGTGATCGGCAAACTTCTTGACCTCGGGATTCCCGGCGAAGACCTGACGGTTCTCGAACTCCCACTTCAGGAAGTTGTCCATCAGAGCATAAGCGGTGTTGATCGTAGAATCGGCGTTGAATGCCCCAACGTTGCCCTGATAGACCCCGGCTGGGTCAAGCTGAGTGTGGTTACACCCCGGCGAGAATGCGAGGGCTGTGGCGAGGATTACGAGCGATAGAAGGTATCTCATGGGTTGGGTGATTTTTCCGGTGCTCGGAGGGTTCCTTGTTTCTTGGCTGCGGCGGTTGATTTAGTTGATTCGTAGAGCCCGACTGCTGAAAGGGCGCTCCCGACTGCCATCACGCACCCGTTGAAATCGATCGGCCAAGTCCAGATAATGAAGACCGGAACGGCAATAATCACAAGGATCAGTGGTATCCAGTCGGGGTTGAGTGGTGTCCGGTTCTTCAGGAAAATGCCAAGTGTGACGAGTATCCCTGAGAGGGTAACGGCGGAAACGCCTGCTGCCGGAGTTCCGCTTTCTGCGATCATTGCGAGTATCATAGGTCTTTGGGTTAATCTGGATCGAGCACGATTGCTGTTCGTTCGCTTCCGAGCATTGTTGCGGTGACTCGATCCTTGGTGTCCGCCTGATCCCGGAAGGTAACAGTGGTTGCTGCAATAGACGTTTTACCGGCTGCGACAGCAAGGAGAACCTGAAGGACGGCTTGAAAGTCAATCCCCGCCTCAACGATCATATCAAGGATTTCGGTCGTGCTTGCTCCGCCCCCGGCGACTGTGATCAGTCCGGCTGAATTGCCGATGATAATGGAAACATTGCTGGTGTAGTTGGTCACGTCGGCGATGTTGTGATTCGCTCCGGATGCTTGGACGGTGTAGGGCGATCCCGTATTCTGAAAGGTGACGGTATATCCGTTGATGATCTCGACCGACCGGGCATAGGTCACTCCAGAGAGAACAACCTCCGTATTATGCTTGTGGGTATCGAGAAGTGGTATCCCGAACTCGCTTGCTGTGATCTCTTTAAGCGCGAGCCGGAATGCGTTTACGTCCAGATCCCACAGAATTCCACTTACAAGCGTCAGGAACGATTGCGGAATCGAGATAACAAACGTTGCTGGATCGATTGTAATAGCCATTTCATCGCGGCGGTGTTGGCGGCTTCACGGTAGGGCCAAGACCGGTCAGTTTCATCTTCTCGATATTCAAGGCGTTTTCCAGTTGGCTGACCCGATCCAACAGCATCCTCAGCGTGTTCTGTTGTGCGGAGATTACCGAAAGTCCTTCGTGAAGTAATTTCTCGAATCGATTGATAGCTGCGGTTGCAGTCTCGGCGTTTCGCCTGCTGAGACGGTCTTCCCCCAACTTTCTGTTAGTTTGTCGGTCGCTCATTGGTCGAGGATCATGATCGCGGTTGCCAAAAAGCCAAGTGTGTTACTGATGTCCCCTCCAAGGGGAGCAGTCTTGTAGAATGGAGCAGTGGTGGATTTGCGAGCGTGCCCGGTGATGGGCTGGGTCGATGGGTAAACCCGGCTTGTGCTGACATCTCCGTTCACGTTCGTCAGTCCTTCGAGTGCTACGAACGTCGAGAGGATCGTTCCAGTCGGGCTCGAACCCGGAGTCGAACCCATCGTGTATTCGTATTCGCTGGCTGTGTTGACGGTGATTGTAAACACCCCATTGTTCGCGGTCAGTGACGCTCCCCTGATCACAACCTTGTCGTTGTTTGCCATCCCGTGAGTGGTATGGGTGACGGTCGCAAGGGTTCCAGAGTTGGCGATCGTTACCGTGTCTTCGAATGGGAAGGGTCCGGTTCCGTCGAGCGCTTGAAGGAAGACTCGGACATTCTCCACATCGATTCCGGCAACTGTCTGAGCGTGAACAAACACAGATACGGGATCGGCGACGATGATTGTGAGAGATCCGACCCCGGTGTCCTTTTTGCTGATTGTCCCGGTTGCTCCGATCACATTGACGGTAATCGTCTTGCCGCTTGTGTTGTGGATTACCGAATCATTCTGTTCATCCGCCACATTGAACCCGGATACTTCCCACCCCCGAAGGGTGATCTCGATCGGAGTGCTTGCCCCCAACTCGATCGCATGGTGAGCGGCGATTCCCTTCACGATCGTCAAGCTATTCAACTCTCCGTCTGGATCAGCATTGAAATTCCAGAGCATTGCGCTGGCATCGGCGGCGACTGTGGAATCCGATACGGTGATCGACGAGAAAATTGCTCCGGCCAGTGTGATCAAGCCTGACCCCGTGACCCCTCCGCCTACCCAATTAACTGCTGAATCAAGGAGGATTGCGAGGGCGCGGGTAACGTTGAGTGATGTGATCGTGACCGAGTTGACTCCTGAGAAGTCGAGATCCACGTAATGCGGATCGACGGCGGAGAGGGAACCAGAATCCAAAGTGACATCGGTTGTCCCGGTGTCTTGCTCGAACTTCAGAGCGTAGAAACCAGAAGCTACGGCGGAACTTGCACCGTCTGAAAGCGTCTGCTGTTCCCAAACGACCGTGAAATTCGAGTCGATGAACTCAGTGTTCGTCGTTCCGGATGCCACCCCAATGTGAAGTTTGCTCTTGGCGAACAGAATCCCGGAGATCGCTCGCAAGCCTCCGAATCGTCCGGTTGAAGCAATCTCCTCAAAGGTGATGAAGTCGGCAAACGTGCCTTCAGTTGATCCCGCATCCCCTAATGTCAGGCGGTATCCTTGACCTACCGCAAACGAATCACAGAAAGCATTGTCCGTGTTGCCGGTGATTGAAACGGTGACAACCCACCGCGCACCGAATCCATCGACCCCTGTCAGTTGCGCCGGGTTTCCAGTCGTTGTCCAAGAGCCTGAGCCAGCCACAACAATATCAAAGTCAGCCGATGGATTGATAGCGTAGGATGCCCAACCGCCAAGGTATCCGGCCTGCGGTCCGACATACCAAGTCCCGCTTGAGTCCGTCGCGAGATCGTCAACCATTGCGAGCCCGAACCCGCCTGCCGCGAGAGTATCCCAAGCGGCAAAGATCAGAAGCCAACCAAATAGGTGATCACCGTCATTGCCGCCGCCCGACGAGAAATCGAACGGCTCTCCGACAACATCAGTCGTGTTGACCGTCTGATTTTGGACGGTCGTCGCCGATACCTTTTCGCCGAGGGAAGCTACTCCCTCAACGAAATTGACGACATCGACATTGAATGATCCCGTCCAAGCGGTGTCTTGATTGTCGAGAAGAACTTTTCCGACGTTCGATCCTACACCGAACCATGCTACAGCTACAGTGGACATTAAGCATCACTGGTGCGAATCGCTGTTGACGATCCGCCAGCACTTCCGAGCGTTCCGGTTGATTCAAAGGTTTTGATCGGGATCAAATCTCCGGCATCTCCACCATCACGCACCCGGACGAACAAGCTGCGATCTGCCCCAGAGTAAACCGACGTGAAGGTTTCCGTGGCGGATACTGCGAGTTTGTCGATGTAGGAGATGAACATGCTGTTGCCGGTCTCCCCGGCTCCACCCGTTGCTGTCAGGACTCCAGAGAAGTCCGTTGAGGCAATGGTGAATGTTGACCCCGTGTAGGACAGATAAGCGATGAGCCGATCTACTCCGGTATTCAGCTTGATCCGGATGAAACCCGTTGACGGGGTATCCGTGGGGATCACGTCTACCGAGACAACTGCCGTCTCAGTTCCGGAAACCAGAGTGGTCGCCAACTTCAACTGACGAGGATCTTCACTCGGAACAACTGCTCCAGCGACTGCTCCTGTCGCGCCTGAACCTCCACCTGCGATCGTGGAATTGTCGGTTGGCTGAACTCCGGAAAGAACCCGGATTTTCATCCGACCGGTATCGTCGGCATTGTCTCGGAGTTCCGAGAGGTAAGCTGTTCCGGCTGGTGAGGTGAAGGTGAGTGTTTCCCCAAGTGTGAAGGGTCCGGTCAATTCACCGTCGAAGGCGAACTCGTATCCAAGGGGACCAACAAGAACCCGATCCTCTGCCGACACCAAACCGCCGACCGTGAACACGACGTTGTTCGGGGGTGGATTGAGAACATTGTCGAGATCCGTCAGCTTGTCGGCCACCGTCAGATCCGCCGTCTCCACTCCCACACCGTAAGCGCCGATGAGAGCGGTTCCGGTTGAGACTCCAAGGAAGACCTCGGAGATCGTTCTCGGTGTGACGGTCGTATTCAGATTGACCGTGGCTCCCGAACCGGGAGCGGTGATTAGATCCGTTCCTGTCGGAGCCGCTCCGGTGAGAAGCTGAATCCACATCTTTGTTGCGGCGGTCGGCGAATTGATCGCAAGCATCTGACCGGTTCCGGTTGGCCATGAAACCGGCTCAACTGGCTGAAATGAACCAGTCGGGGTGTTCACAAGCAATTGGTGAGTCGGCCCAACGAAACGCTCTCCGGGGATCTCGTAGAGAACCGGGGAAGCAAAGACGATGTGATTGAGATCGTCGCCTGCTGTCGGAGTCCAAGTCGCTGTAACTTCCTGTGATCGATTACCGGCTGATGTGCCCGTTGTCTGACCTTCGACACTGACGAAGTTTGAGCCATCGATTACTGCGGCTTCCAGCGTCAGATTGTAGTTGGTCGAAGCGACGGCCTCAAACGGGGTAGCGAACTCAATCTCATAGGTCTTGTAGGCAGTCGTCAGAGTGGCGATGTCGAATAACTCTCCGGTTGCCAGTGCCGCTCCGGTCGGAATCGAAGCCGACCCGAACGCGCCAGAGGTAGCCTTGATCGTCGGCGTGATGTTTCCGGTCGGTGAACCGGTCTTCTTCATTCGCATCCGAATGCGAGTGATGAACTGATTGTTTGCGCCGTTGGCGAACGACTGTGATTGGCCGGTGACGGTGGCATTCGCCAACTGGAAATCGATCCCGGTATCGGCTCCGGTTTGCTCCGCCGTGGATTCACGCGCGAGCCACTTCGAGCGCTCGTAAAGCTGATTGATCGTGAACGCATCCCGGTTCCATTCCGAATAGTAAGGCTCATCGACCGTATCATTGGTCACGTCGAGTAAGCGATACCCCTCGGTGTTCGTGATCGCTGTCCAACCGGCAATCGTCGCGATGGCCGTCGCGTTGTTCAAGTCAGTGGCATAGGTGAGCGCCAAGACGTTGTTGCCTCTCGAAGTCGAGTTGATCGTGAAGGACGAATAAGTGAACCCAAGTTCTCGGGTCGTCCCACGGATCTTCCGAAGATTGATGTCAACTCCAGCGGTTCTCGTTTTGATCATGAACCGATGACTGATTCCGTTTCCAGCATCAGCATTAAGCCCGGTATCCCAGAAGTTCGGGGAGAGAGGCTTGCCGTTCTGGTGGATCTGAAGTGGCGTTCCGGCTGTGGCGAAACAGACAATCCCATCGTAAATCTCCGCGCCCGATAGACCTTGGACAATCGAGCCATCGAAAAGATGCTGTGCGGCGATGTCGTCGATGTTGTAGGGATCGTTGAGCGTGATCAAGTTATCGGTCGCTCGCTCGGATGCCGTCGCGTCGGTGATGTCGAGAAGATCATTCCCGACCGCCTCTGCGTCATCCATCAGAACTCCCAAATATCTATGGAATTCAATGACGGTATAATTGGTGGTCGTTCCGACGTATCGGATGTCGCCGTTTACTGCGATTGAGAAATCGTCTGCGATAGCCATTTCGTGATATGGTTGAGTTGGGTATTAATTCCAGCCGGACGGGAAGTAGGTGTTGCCTGTGCCACTGCCCCCACCTGAACCGATGCCAGTGATTTGATTGATGAGAATTTTACGAGCAATTGATACTGCGCCTTCGCTGACAACCGGAACCTCTGGTCCGCCTTGGTTGACACAGATTTTGTAGAAGATCCGAACGAGGTTATCGGTGGATTTCGGGTATAGAATATCTGCTAATGCCATCGGTTATTCTGGATACGTTCCTTGTTGAACGGTCGGTGCGGCTCGAAGGAACGGACCGAGGGTGAACTGATTGATGATCTGATTGCTTCCTGAGATCGCGATCATTCCTTGAAACGCCGGTCCGAGAGTTGCATCGGCAAACGTGGCGGCGGAGTAATCGAAGGCCGGAATGGCGGGCGATTGATTATGCCGAATAAGGAATCCCAAAACGCTCCAGTCGTCCGTGTCATACGAATCCCATGAATACAAGAGACCAATGAAACTTCCTGTGTTCACCCAATCACCAGTGTAATGAATCGTGTCGGCGATTCGAGTGATCGAGAAATCCTGATAAGGCTCGGTCGGCGCGGATGGAGTTCCGCCTTGGTATCCGAGAATGAAGTCGATCGGATACGACCAACCACCCGGATAGGCGAAGGCCGGAACGTGAGTGAGATACCCTGTCCCGCCTCGATCTCCAGAAATCAGGTAAACGCTTTCTCCCGCGCCCGGAAGAATGACCTTCTCGGTTGATGCGTTCCATCCCCCACCTCCAACGGTAGCGGCAACCGTGACGTATGCGCCGACTGTAGGACTGGACCCTACCCAAACCTCGAAAACGTTGGCAGATGGATCATTTGATTCTGTCTCTCCGGCGAGGAAAACGACTGCCCCCCCCTCCCAAACCTGCATGACCCCTCGATACTGGAGACTGTAGCTATTCCCTCCACCGACATTATTTTTGTAAGCGGTGATGATCGGCAGTTCGATGTAGTTCGTGGACAACGGAACGACTCCCCCCACACACGGACCGATCACCTTTTGGATCTGTGTCAGAGTTGGTAGATCCCCTGCGGCGGCATCGACGGCCTCAGCTTGATTGCGCAGAATGTTCTTGAGAATTGCGTTATCGTGCATCGCGTTCCGATAGGCACTGGCACCGTTCTGGTTGATCAGAATCCTTGCGAGTGACCTGTTCATGCTGTCCGACGAGGATGGAGTTTCGGGATCTGCTCTCCCACACTCCGAAATTAATGCTGCGGCTTGATTGCGCAGAATCTTGCGAACGGTGATCTCTTCTGAGTCTGTGCCGTTCGGGTAGAAGGTTCCCTGTTGATTACGAAGAATCTTCTTCTTGATGGAATGCTCTGGCTCTCCGGAACTGTAGGAGTTCGACCCACCCGGATTGGTGAGGATCTTCCGCCAGAGTTGGTAATCACTTTCCCCTGAAGCCGGATAGAGTGCAGGCATAGTTGGTTACTGGAAAGAGGATGCCCCGGTTTAACAGGGCACCCTCGAATTCAATCCAGATGAGGATTAGTCGCCAGCCTCGGAAATACCGGTGCAGGCAGTCTGTCCCCAATCTTCCTTGCAACGCTTGTAGAGAACCGGGCAAACGGCGTAAGGCTGGATCGCCTCATACGCACGGATGATCCGGAAAACAAACTGGCCGTAATCCTGCCAGACATTGCATTCCAAGGTTTGAGGATTCACCCATTTCAACTCGCCCATTGTGAACTGAGCGGGGAACTGAGCGGCACCGTCTCCGGTAAACCGGGTAGGCACAATCCGACGAAACGTGTTCTGGAAGACCAAGAACCCGACTTCATTGGCGGCGGTCCGCCAGTCTGGATTCGTTCTCCAGCCGGAACCGTGATCAGTCGCGACCTCGACATAAGGCTCGATCAAGATCGGGAACCCGTCGATGTCGATTTCGTTGAACCGAAGCGGTTTCGGATCAATCGCCGTGCGAATACCCCGATAAGGATACTGCGCGAAGGTGTAACGACGCATCGCAGCTTTGGCTGCGGAATCGCTACCCTGAACGAACGCGAGAGTTTCAGTCTTCAGACCGGACTCATTTCGCATCTTCTCGATGATACTGAGAGATCCGATCCAAACGGCATAGGCACCATCGCCCGAACCGAACGGAGTCACATTCATTTCCTCGAACATGATGTTTCGAAGATTGATGAGTGCTTGGTGAGTCATCTCGGACGAAGGATTCGCTCCAGAGAAATCGACCTGAACCTGATTCTCTCCACCCGTGATGTTATCGAGCGGGGAACCAGTCGCGGTCATAACGAACTTGTAACCTGACAGAATGAGCAACTGTGCTCGAATATCTGCCATTGACAGGTCGGTGATCGCATTGCGGAGACCCTGTTCCATCGTGATCAGACCACGCTCTACGAGGTGGAACGCCTGATGGACGCAAAGCAACGGACCTTTGCCATCGATTGCTCGAAGCTGGGTCGTGTATTGGGTCATTCCGTATTCCGCTTCAGTTCCGGTCCGTCCACAAAGGGCGGTCTTTAGAACTGTGTCGGGAACGGTCATCGACTGATTGAGGACAACACGCTCGGGAACCACTGTGGTAATGGTCGCGCCGGTATGTGCTTCCTGAGTGCCGCCGTCGATGAGATTTGAGTAAGGGTTGTTGAGAGCATCCCATTCAATCGCTTCGAGGCGCACACGTGAACTCTGAGCGGCGATGCCGGTATTGAGTTCAGCTTGTGAACATGCGGTGAAATCTGACATTGTGTGTGCGAATTATTAACTGCTCGCACGCCCAAGGGGGATTCAACGCAGGACTGGACGGGCGCACGGAAATCCGTTCCTACGCTTCGTCCGTTGTGGGAGACGATCTACACAACTACCCTTCTCGTTGGCGAACACGATGGGCGGGATAACCCTTACGCCGGAACTAATAGGTAGGCAATTTTTGCCGGGTGTCAATAGGAATCTTTTGCCTACCTATCAACGCTTTTCGCCACGGAAACCTTCACTTTCTTCGGCAACATCGACTTCATTACGCCCCTATCGCTTTCCTTAATCTTCTTTATCGCCGAAACTGTTACGTCTGTCAATGGGCCTTTCATTGCTGCCTTGGCAATTGAGGTCACTTTTTTTCGGGTGCTAAAAGGATCGCCGCCCGTTAATCCTCTTGCTGGTCCTCGTTCTATTAGTGGCATAGTAGTAATAGGAATCGGCAAATTCTGCCTACCCGTCAACCAACAATTTTTGCTGCCTGTGCTAATTTCGCAAGAGTAGGGGCGTCCTTGACTCCGTGAGTGAAGCACGCGCCGTTTTTGATGGCGTGGATCGCTTCAGGTATGTGCTTGGGCTCGATGTGGTTCTGAGAGTAGGAGAGTCCGTGAGCGTGCCCGTCTGTTACCGGGATCTTTGCCATCTCGATTGCCAGTCCGAAGTATCGATCCCCGAACCCGCGTTCGGCATCGGGCGGGAGGTGATCCATCGCCGTGAGAACCATTTGAATTGCCCTCGGCCCGAAGATTATCGGGGAGTGGATGTAGAACTTCCCCCTGAATGATGGGTCCGCACTGGTGAATACTGACCCTATTACACCATCCGGACCCATCATCGGAATGGACGCTTCCGGCCATCTCCACAAGAGAGCATCATACTCGCAAATGGTCAATGTATGAGGATGCAGTTCGCTCGCCAGTCGCATCGCCTCATGCGCTCTAGCGTTGGTCTCCGTGGCATAGAGAGAGGATCGACCGGTCACGAAATTCCAGTGATTCGGGAGATTGAGCGGGTCATCAGCCGGGGAACAGAGGATCACCCGATCATGAAGTGATTTCCAGATCGGAAGATGTCGCAAAACCGTAGCCTGTGCCCCACCGTGGGCCAATACCATGCACAAACGATTGATCATATTATTCTGTCTCCTGTTCAGTTTGGTCTTCGCTGAGGTCTCGATGATCGAACTCCCGATCCGGATGGAGTTTAACTATTCAAAGAGGGTTCCCGGCCAGTTGGAGTTCTTCATCGTTACCCGCCTGTCCGGGTCCGGAACGTTGATCGCCATTCCTGAGAACGAGATCGGGCGGTTCAAGCAACTGGCGATCGACGAGGGATTCAACGATGCACAGGTTGGGGATCTCGATTATCTTCCCTCCTATTGGGCGGCGGTGGGGGAGGTAGGCAAGGCTACGATCGCGCTCGAACATACTGGTGAGTTGGCTTTCTTCCGGAATGAAAGGGGTTACTGGATTACTTGGGATGATGAACACCCCGCGCCGGTTGAAACGGTCAACGGGGTGCCTATCACAGAATGGTTTGTGGCAAATCTTCCGAACACTCCGGGTCCGGCGGCGGTCCGGCCAGAAGATTAATGGACGGCGTAGATTTCAAGCAACGCAACCCCCTGCATCCCGCCGACTCCTGAGAGGTGAGTCGTATAAGTGCCCGGTGGAAGGTTGATCAGAAGGGCGGCATCCAGAGACCCAGCGGGAAGCGGGAAGGCACCAACATCGGCGGCGGCTTGAGCCACATCGGTTCCGCTCCAGTTGTCGTTCTCCAGAACCACCGTGCCATCCTGAAGGACCAGAGAGATCCGTGGGTTTGGCAAAGGATTCGTGATTCCAAACTGAGAGAGTGTCGGACCGACTCCGCGCATCAGGATCTTGACCGGTCCATCCTCGATGACGAATCCGCCGATCACGATCTGTTGATCCACTTCGACCAGTCCCCGGCTGGAGATGTTCGTCAGCTTCCCGGCCATTTCCAGCGAAAGGGCAGTCGGCGGGGTGGGTGGGTTGCCGTCAGGGTTGGTGATCGCAGAGGCTACGTTGGTGGCTCCAGAGTTCCCAAACGAGTTGTAGGCTCTGACCCGATACCAGTATTCGGTATCCCCGATCAACCCGGTATCGAGATAGGTCTCTTCGTTGACCAAAGTTTGATCGATAATCAGGAACTCTGAACCCCCATCGATCGATCTCTCGATCAGGAAGCCTGATTCATTGTCTGAGTTATCTTGCCAGTTGAGCCGAAGTTCGGCGGCGTTGAGCCCTACGGCTAACGCGATGAGCCCAAGGATCAGGCTGAGTAGTTGGTGTTCTTTTTTCATCTTCGTTCGAGGATCAATAGACCATTGTTGTGACGGTATTCCCAAAGAATTCTCCATTGTGGATTTCTATGGCGAAAGGTGTCGATTGCGATTCGGATTCCCGGCTGACCCTGTTCTCCGTTGACCCCGAACAGAACCGTGTCGTGGAAGACCATGAACCTGCGGACTGACTTGTGATGTTCGACCTCCGCGACAACCTGATTGTGGGTGTGGAGGGTGTCGATGAACAGGAGATCACATTCCGGAATCATCTCCAGATGGGCGGTGTCCGCCTGAACGAACGTCCAGAGCGTGTTCGAGTCGGTCCCTAGCGCCCCCACCTGTCCTAATACTTGGGCGCAATTGTTGATGTCGTAGGAATACAGGCAGGATCGCCTCGCCTGCATTTGCAAGGATGCGAGAAACGTCTTGGTCGAGCAGCCGGAGCGGACCCCGAATTCCACGATCGTCTGGCACTGGAGACCCAACGTGAAGAGGATCGGCAAATGCTCATTGATGTCGCTCTGGTGAAACAGTTCCGCCAGATAGGGTTCAAAGTATTTGTTCATGGTTTGATCCACCACGCGGAGCCACAATTGGTTAAAAACGGCTTTTGGTCGATTTGATGAGCGAAGTCCCATACGGCATCCCAAACTCCACAGTTCTGCACGGCATCTTTTCGTATGTAACAATCGTGGGTTCCAATCAAGCCTCCACATCTGATTTTACCCCACCACCCGGTTAGATCCTGAAAGGCGGTCTCGTAGGAGTGGTTCCCGTCCACGTAGACGACAGCGAGACTTCCGTGGTTGAACCGGGGCATTGCATCCACTGAGTAGGATGCGATCATCGTAACCTTGCCCCCGGCATCCAAGAGTCTTCTTTTCGCTTCTTCGAAGATTGGACCCATCGGGTTTCGCCCTCCGGCGACTCCGCCATTAGCGCACCCGTCACGATAAACGGCGTCGGGTTGATCAGCCCAAGGATCGATGCAAGTCAGTTCCCCCTTCCAATGCCGGGCGATGTGTTCGGCGAAAACCCCGTGATACGTCCCGACCTCGACCATCTTTTCGTGGGGGTAATTGATGTTGAGGAACGCCGGGAGATGATCCCGGTTTAGAAGGTGTAAGAGGCGTTCGTTGTAGTTTTTCATTCGTCGTTTATCAGGTGTGCAAGTTCGTATCTAACTATATGTCCAATCTGATCAATCTCCACACGGGTCAAGGTATCCGAGTATCTCCGGGAGAACCCTTTGGGGTAGAACTCTTCCGATCCCTTCGCCTGCATCTTGGCGAGACTGCAATCTGTAACAGCCTGTTCGACTGCTCCGGGATCAATATCGAACCCAAGAAAATCGTGGACGACCTTCCAGAGTTCTCCATTCGTATCGACGAGAAGATCCTCGTAGCGGACCCGATGATACCCTTCGAGAACCCCCGACTCTCTGGCAAGACGCCAGTATTCGCTATGCTTATTCCATCCTATTGCCTCTGTCTTTATGAACCAACTCCGGCGCTGGATTGGAACATTGAACCTATGGCAGTAATCCAGATACGAAGCGATCGCGTTGAACGGATTGCGGACGATGTGAATCGCGGCATCGAATGGGCGCGTGTTCAGATCGTGAGTCTTGACCAAGGGTGAATCAACATCGGCGATCTCTGGGATCGCGGCGGACTTGTGAACGTCGCCCGTCTCCGGATTCGTGATGTAGGCGCTCTTGAGTCCAACTGCGTTGTAAATCAGGTGGCGCATCCATGTGTTCCCGGATCGGGGATAGGACGCGAGAGCGCATCGTTTATATTTCATCATCGGTAGTGTTGCATGATGTATTTCGTTTTGTCCGTCCCGTGCGCTTCCCGGTCGATTGCTCCAGAGGCGGCATGGATCGTCTTGGCTTCCGACCACGGGCAATTGCCTCGAATCTCCCCCAACTCCTGACAGAATCCGGAGATCGGCCAGTTTGATTCCTTGAACGCAATCATATCCGAATAGTGCCCGATCCCGAAATCGGGCTTGCGGCTCATGATGAACTCTACGATCTCGCGTGCTCCCTTTTTGTTGGCGCTGACTAGACAGGGAACCTGCGTGATCTCATGGCAAACGACATCATCTGTCCCCATATCTTCGGCGGTGAATCCGTTGTTGAAGACATCGTAATCGCTCATCGTCGCCCGTCCATCGGTGGCGTCGATCATGACCTCGAATGCCAGCCAGCGAATGTAACAGGCTTCCTCGTATGCCGGATCGTTGATCGTGGGGAAGGTCCGGATCTTGGTGATGAAGTCCCCGAACATCCGGTGGCGCTTCGCCATCTCCCGGCCCATAACAAGCGGACGCCAGTTGTGCCGTCGCCAGTTCTGTTTCCAGACATTGAGGATCTGACCGTGATTCCAAGTCGGGATCTTCTGGTGATAGGTAAAGACGGTTGGTTTCATTTCCAAGAGCCCTCGACGAGCATATCCGCCATGACGTGCTTGATTGACCGTAATTCGATCTCCCGAATCGCGGTGTGCTTTTTGCCGTTGGTGATTGAGACGGTAAGCGTCAGAGGGGTGAGGAAGTCGGCAACGAAGTGAAACCCCGCATCGGTCATTTCCTTATGCAAGGCGGCAACGTCGATCGGGAGTTTAACCGTCGCTTCCTGTTCTTCTCCGGTAGGGAAAACGAACTGCTTCACCTTGATAACGAACGTGCCCTCAGAACTCGCCGCAGGCGTCCCATCAGAACTCGCCTCAGAAGCCGGGCGCGATACCAGTTCCTCCCCCTTGCTTGTGGTCTGCTGTTTCCGGTGGAGTCTCGGGGGGCGAAACAGGCGAGGGAGGTTCGACGGCAGGGAGGATTGGTTCATGTTTGAGGCTTTCATCTATTGTTTCTCCTAATAGGCGTTCGCGAACACATGCCTGCGCCAGATCCCAGCGTTTTACGCCGTGGACGTAGGCAACTTTCTGTGTCCGAAGATTCCAGAATGGGTGTGGTTGGCGCAACGGACGATCCGAGAACAGGTGTTCACACCCCTTCCAAGGGTTTTGCTCGGTTCCGAGTTGGTAATCGGAATACATCCAGAGGGAAGCGCGACCGTGGTGCATGATGAAGTTCGCATTCGCCGCGTCCCATCCTATCCACGGATCACATCGAAACAGGTCCGGATTCGTGTAAATGAAAGCCGGACCGAAGATCGAGTTGCCGTTGATGTGCTGATTATACGGGGCTGGGCCCGATGTGACCCAAGGACCGAGAATAGTATGCGGACCTTTCTTCCATTCCTCGTTCAAGAGGCTGAACACATCTCGCCGGGTGGGGACGCAATCGGGTTCCCCCATCAGAATACCGGTGTATTTCCATCTGTCGGTCTGGACCTGTTGGGCAAAATACCGGGCAACCTCATGCGCCTGATTGTTCGGACCCGCAGGCCAGCCGTTAATATCCTTGATGCACCGAAACGTCCGGACTTGAGCGAACTTCCGGGCGCAATACCGGACGGTTGCCATATCGATGTCCGCGTTCGCGCTGGCTGCGAACATCATATCAGCATCGAGGCACTTCTTCTCAGGGATGATGTCCGCCATCAGTCGGGCAAGAGACATCGCCGCCTTCTGGTCTCCAGCGTGATACTGGAGGGCGTATAATATCTTGCTCATAGGGAAACACGTGATCCCTTGGTTACGTAATTGCGCATCGGGGGATTGAAGGTCAGTTTCCCGATCCCTTCAAGCGATACCTCTTCGACCGGAATATCCTCCAAGAGACCGATCGCCTTCAGATCCGTTACGTCGTGGTATTTGTGGGTGTGGACGTGCTGGGAACACCAGTGAGCCAGCCAACCTGACCATGCCGGGCTGACAAAGGGAACGTGTTCTGGCGGCTCCCGGTTGTTCAAGAATGCCCAAATTGATTCCGCTCCGCAGAAGAACGAAAGTTGCGTTTCATCTACTCCAGTCGGGGTATCAAAATCGATCAGGCGAACCGGGTGAGCGGTCGCTACCCAAGAGAGGGAAAGCTGACGGCGTTTGCCGATCTCGAATATCTGGAAGGCATCCCACTTGAAAACGGTGAACGGGTCAACGATCGCGGCATTATTGACGACATAATCCATCCCCTTGTTCACTTCAGTAACCACGTCTCCGAGACTCGGGATGTTTCGACTGACTTGCATGAATCGCACTTTACGAACGGCGGGTGCCTGTGCCCCTTGTGGGATCACTACGATAACCCGGTTAGCGACCTCGGCCCAATGTTCGAGAACCTGTGGGAAGATTGGAGACTCAAGAACGGCGCGGGTTGCGGCAGTTGCGATCAGTGGGAATTTCGGTTGTTTTTGCATGATTAGTTGAAGTGATGGCTTTTGTGCATGAATCGCAGATCGAAGTCCTGCCAGATTTTGAATCCTGACAATCGGGCTCGGGCACAGAATGCAACATCCTCTCCCATGCTTACCCGATGCGGTGTGAAGTATCCCCAAATTCCGCCTTCCTTGCGCGGGATGATCTCGGGGAACTTGTCCTTGTTGTCCCGGATCTTCTCGAAGACTGAACGATGAATCCTCATGCCCCCTGTCGCCGTCCAAAGCACTTCATGAACTCCCGTAACCTCTCCGCGCCGGAAACGTTCATTGAACCCAACCTCCGCCATCGTGCCGCATCCTCTGGAACATTGAAGCTGTGTCCCGATCTGGCGATCAAAGTAGGATGCTCCGATAACCCCGATGTTCCCGGAGTGTGAAAGGAGACGCTGAATCGCGTTCATCCCAGCGATTCGATCAGGAAGTTTCTGGCGGAATCGGGTATTGAAATAAGTGGCATTGCCACACGGGATCGCCATATCGGCATCGATGAAGATCATCCAATCTGAATCGGTCTCAAGGAACCGGTGAGCCAGTCGATTGCGCGACTCCCAAACACAGGTCTTTTCCTGTGACATAAACCGGAGAACCGTCCGGTCAAACCGGGACATTGCGATCATAAGCGACTCCATCGCTTCCGGCTCGACGTGCATGTAAACTGCCATGCACAGGATTGCCTTCGCCCCATCGAACATCGGCGAGTGATCCATGTAGCCGGGAACGTCCGACTCTATGATTTCATCCGATCCGTAGACTTCCTGTTCCTCGCTCATGTCTCAATCGGGATGCCATTAGCGGTTTTCCAGCGATTGAGTTCGATCCCGTATTGTAGGTTGGTCGAATAGTTTTCCCTCTTTGGCTGACCAGAAATGTCGGCGGCTGGGGTTCTACCTCCTGTGGTCTTTTTCTCTGGGGTTGAGCGTGATCCCTTGCGAACCTTGTCGATTTCTTTCTGTAGAAATTCAGAACGCGCCTTCTCGGCTTTCAACTCGCGCTCCACGTGAAATACTCTAGCCGAATCGATGATCAACCGGGCTAGTTCGTCCGCCTGTTGCTGAGTAGTCGTTCGTTTCGCGGCTTCGCGGACTGCTGGAATCTGAGTCTGAAGATCAAAGTATCCGCGAAGGTCTTTGCGGAAGGCATTATCAACATCGACCGCTTTCTTCACATCATCGCTTGCATCAGCCGGAGCAACCAGATTCTTCATCCAGTCGCGGGTGTGAACGGTGGTCTTGAATGAGAGGATGACCTTTTCAAGTTCTTCTTCCGCATTCTCTCCGAGTTTGGAGATTTCAGCTTCGCGGTTCTCGATTTTATCGAAATACTCCTTCGACTCCTTCGTTTCACCCTCCATGAACTTCGCCTTCTCTTTGTCGAGGCGGCGTTGTGCTGCGAGTTCAGACTCGAAGATGGCGGCGGCATCCGGCGCGACTGCTCGCGCATTGGCAAGTGCCTTGGAGATATACTGGCCCGGTGTGAGTTTCTGCTTCTTGGTCTGACCGGGTTCTAAGAAATCGATCGTATCGCCCGACTTTAGGAACGCGGCGACCCCACCCATCTCCTTGATGTGGGATCGCATCTTCACGGAAACACCCGCGCTGTCGAGTGCTTCATCCATCAGTTCGTTGGACTCATCGATTTTCCCCTGAAATCGCTGTTGGATCTCCGGGTCACGCTCGATCGCATACCGCCGACGATACTGCTTCAACTCATTCAGTTGTTCCTGAATCTCTTCCGGTGCCCCTACTCCTTCGACTGCGGCAATCTTCTCTTGAAGGGTATTGAGTTCCGCCTGAACTTCTGTGAGTCGTTGATCCTTTTCGCCGATCAGCTTCTCGTAGTTGTTCACCCGCTTCTGGAACCGAGTCGGATCGGTCGGCTTGATCCCGCGCATCTCGTCATCCTCGATCTTTGCGGCGGGTTCCTCGCTGGAGAGTTTGGCACGCATCTCTTCGCGTTTTTCCGCTTCCTCATCCGTGGTCAAGGTCTCGGCGTCTTTCTCTTCGGAAGTCTTGCCTTCTCCAGCGGCGGCGGCTGCTGCTTCCTCGTCGGCTGCGGCCTGTGCTGCGGCTTCCTCAGCCTCTTTGGCTTCAGCGTTGGCAGTTATGTCGGCAACCGGATCAATCGATGGCTTCTGAGGCATCGCTTTGGTGGCAATGTCCTGAAGTTTCTGCTCGTCGGTTTCCCCGCCTTGAACTGCATCCATCGTCGCCCGGAACGAGTCTGACGGTTTGAACGCTTGATCTGCCGGAGTTATGTCTTCGGTTGTTTGTGTCATGATTTATTCGCGTTTAAGTCGGGTATCAAAAAGTGCTGGACGATCAGCGGTCTTGAGTTCTTTTTCTTCGGTCAGCCGAGCCAGCCCCTCGACCGCATTGATAGCCACGTCGAACCCCTCCTGAGCGCCAACATCAAACTGCATTTCGTGAGGTTGTCCAGTGCGTCGAATGGTTGGACGTTTGGATTCGCGTAGGAACGCTATACCTACGGAACCCGCTTCAGTATTGAAGAACGCCAACCATGCCTCACGATGTTTTTCTTCGAAGTGAACGCTCATCTCATTTCAACGAGGGCTTCGCGCCCTTCTACGCCTGTCCCTACTTCCGGAACTGGACGCCGATCTGTCGGGCCCAATGTGGTTGTTGACTGGTTCGCCATATTCGCCTGTGCCTGATCGATCGGATCGATGTCATCCTCGAACCCATCTGGCGGGAGAACTTGTGTTTCAATCGCCTTCCCCGCTTTCGCGATGAACGCTTTTTCGACGTTGATCAGTTGCTTGGGCATTCCCTGTTTACCTACTGCGCCAACGTAATGAGAGGTATAGTGGCTGAGAAGAATTGCCGCCAAGTCGAAGATCCCTTGTTCAAGGAAATTCGTGAGATCCTGACGCAGATCGGTCATGTGATACCAATCGAGATCGCCGGGAAGAACCGGAGCCATCCGCCGAAGCGTGATCATATCTGAAGTCTCGCCCATTTGATCGCGACGTGCTCCGGCTTCCACTGTGGCATCGTCGCCGGGAATCAAGACCGCTTCCATGAATGATGCTCCGCCTACGGCTTCTGCTTGGATCTCTTCCAAAACCTTCTGATTGTAGAATGTGTTGCCCTGCTTTGCGGCGGCGAAGGTTGCTCGTTTTGCTCTAGCGGAATCAGTGAACTCCATGATCGTCTCGATCTGGTTTTGGTTCACAAACATATCGATCTCTTCCTTCGACATTACCATGAGAAGTTCCTCGCGAAGTTTCTTGGCATCATCATCCGGGGAATCTGAATCAAGCAAGCGCGTGACTATATTCTCGATCATGCAGGCAAACTGCCAGAGCCACGTTTGGAATAACTGCTCTTTGACCTCTTCCTGTTCTCGCTGTTTCGCGTTGAACTGTGTGGCTTTGATGTCGCTGGGCTGAAGCGGGATCGGTGGGATGTGTGAACCAATCTTCTCACGTCCGAGTTGCCCCAATGCGTCAAACAATGCTTGGAACGGTCGGGGATCTGTGGATACGGCTGCGGTGTTTCCGGCGTAAGTGCCATTGGAAACAACCATCATTGCATCATCCACATCGAGACGAACCTCATCTGGATTCTTCCCCTCGCCAGCCTGAATCTTCAGCTTCGCGGCTTGCTTCATCGAGGACATCCAATCGTTGATCGTCTTCTCGGCTTCAATTGAGAGATCGAACAGCATTTGTCCGGCACCCCAAGAGCCTTGAATTGTCCCATCGTCCGGATCGAACATCAGCGGCGTAACCGCTTCGCTCAACTTCTTGAACTTGTTTCGCTTCTCGTAAATGAACTTGGTCCCACCGGTCAGCGAGACATTATCCTTCGTCTGGTTCGGGGTGTAGTTCTTCAGATCAGCGGCAAGCATGATGTGATGGGAAACGGACCCATTGGCATCAGTTGAAAAGATGTGGTAGGTGAAGATTTTGTTATACCCTTTCTCGTAGGTCCACCCAATCGAGGCTTCCCGAATCATCTCTTCGTAACTGCGGAGATTCTGTCTGTCGGCGTTCTGTGCCTTCGGGCTCGCGGAGTTGATCGCGTTTGCGACTGCTTCTTTATCCCAGCCTTCTTCAACTCCGGCATCGGCCTGTGCCTTCACCAGTTTCAGGAGTTCATGCGGCTGGTAGTCATACTTAACCAAGAAAACCGGCATCTCGTCTTCGAGGATTTCGAATCCCATCGGGGCGAACCCCCTGTCCTGACGAACGAACGTTGGCTTCCAGTCGAATTTATCGAACCAAACAGCGTAGCCGAACCCGAAGAATCCAACTTCCCTTGCGAGTTGGCGCATGAACCAAGGCCATTTCCTCCAAGAGCGAATTGTGTGTGTCACCTTCTGGCGGAAGATCCCTGTTTTCTTCACGCCCTGCGGCCAGTTCTCCGGGAGTTTGGCGGCGGTGAGATGGGTTGCGGTGTTGATCGGTTGCCAGAGTCGGGCTGGGACTTTCCCCGCTTCAACCCGCAAGACTCCAGCGTTGATATTCGGGAGCCAGTTGCGGCCCAAGTTCTCCAGAACGCCCGGATCTCGGGGTCGCTGGCCGTTTAGTTGTGCCGTGATGGCGGCTTGATTCGCGATGCCGTTTTTCCAGTCTTCAATCAACCTGTATGCTACAGCGAGAGCCTGTGACGGGTTGTTGATTGCAAACTCTGTCTCGGTGGACGGGGTAAGCGATTCTTCGCTCCCGGCTGGAATTTCGGGGGGTGTCCCGTAATTCTCATTAATGGATGTGGTGAGGTTATTGGCGATCATATCTCGCTGACCCAACAGCTTTTCGGCGCTGACTGCAATAACTCAGGTGCTTCTACCCGATTGATCAGATCCAACGGGATCTTACAGATGTGGCAGTAATCCCCCTCCGCGACTTCCCGATCTCCTGCGAGCATCCTCGCTCTCTGGTGAGCCTTCTTCACGTATGGCCGGGAACTCCCCAAGTCTCGACCATAGGGGAATTCCCGGCGCATAGGGCAAGAGGCACAGGTTTTCGACCTGATACCGGGTATTAGGGAATCGGCAGGCATCACCTTCGGGTGTTCGCGCCAGAGCGCCATGATCGCCTCAGCAATGATCAGAGAGGGAAGTTTGAAGCGTTCTCCCTCAACCACCCGAACCAGATACTTCGCATTCTTCAGGTAAAAATACGCCAGATCGGTTTCAGGGTCATCGAGCGGGAAAGCATTCTCGGCCCGGTAGTCCTCCATCTTCTCAAGAACTTCTTCGACCGTATCGCCCTTGAGGAAACCACCCGAATATATCGGGAAGCGATGTCCGTCCTTTGGCGGCTTCGCGTGACCTCTCTTTACCTCCAGCATTTAAGTGCCGTCTGGCTGAAATTTGCTACGGTTGCCGCCACCACTGTAACGCTTCGTCTGTATCGAAGTGGGAACATGGATCTTGGTCTTCTCGTCTGGTTCCTCAAGGGGACGAGTTTCCTCGACGAACTTCAAAACCGTGAATGCGTGGAAGGCGGGTTCGACAATTGCCTTCTCTTTCATGGTTTTAATTGCCTTCAACTGTTCCTCATCCGTTCCAACGGTGACGGTAAAGGGGTTGGCTATACATTGCGGCTTTCCGTCTGGAGTGTCTTCAATTAACATTTTGACAACCACCATGTAGCCGGGATGCCCGAAAGCGCCCTTCTCAGTTATCACCCTGATCGGTTTCGGTTTTCCGTTCTGTTCCATTACTTGTTCGCTCTGAGTTGTTTGATAGTCGCTCGGAGTTGGTTAATGACGCAAAGACCTTCGAGGCATTGATCGAAACCACCCGGAACCGAGTTGGCATTTACCCATCGCCGAACGGTTGTCACGTGAACTCGGATGGCGACTGCGACCTTGGATTTCCATGATCGGCCTGCGCCCGGAAAGAGGAATTCGGCGACCTGCCGAAGTCTCTCAGCGTCCATTTTCTGTTCAATTTCCTCGCTCATTTCCCCCATAGAAGCAGAACGCTCGCTCAATTAGAAGCGAAAACGAGCGAAATGCTACCTTGAAAGCTGAGTCGGGAGTCTGACTTCCTTCATTCCGCCCAAATGAGTGCTGGCCCACGCGGGGGATTTACTGTCTGCGCGATCTGATGTCCGGTATTTCGTGCCATCCTTCGAGGCGATGCGAGAGACCCTTGCATCTTCGTCTACCAGAGCGGGAAGCTGAAGACCTCGGACACGTGGAGCAAGGCACATCATCACCGTTGCGTCCGCTTCATCCGGGGAGATTGGAAAGCGTTTCAGGTATTCCTCTTTGGACTCCACCAGAACCTTCACTCCGTCCGGCTTGTAGGCGCGGGTGGTCAACTGACGGCGAACAGCCTGCCAGTTTTCACAGTTGGGATTGATAAAGAACCCCCTGACCCGTGGATCGATCCAGCGGCGGACCGTCCAATACATCTCGGAAATCTTGTTCTTGGCCTGCTCATCGGCTGGGAACTTATCCTCGACCAGAATCTTCCCCTTGGTCGCGCCCTCCTTCCAGTGAACCCCCTCAACTGCACCCCAAAACTTCTGGAGATGGGAGACAACTCCGAATCCGTTGCCGGTCATATCCATGACGCAGTGGTTGGGTTCTATGTCCAAGGACTCGGCCCACTGCTTGATTTCCTCTGCAACCCCGTGGTTATCGGTTGCCCTGATCGTAATCAGGCGATCGAGAACACAGCAATGCCGGGCCTCGAATTGGTTGGGGGTCTTGCGGGAAGCGAACCTATGCTCGTTGCCTTCCCAATCCAGCCAACCGGTTGCCGTTCCATACCTCCCGACTGCGATCATTGCCTTGTCGTTGATGAACGCCAGATCCGCCCCAAGAATGCCGCGAGTCGCCCCAAGGAAGATCGGTTCAGCTTTGGCGTGATCGAACCACGTGGAGGGAACGACGGTCTCCTTGGCCCGTCCGGGTGGGGGCCAGCCACGGGCGAAGATATACCAATTGGGAGTCGGCATCCCATCGTTCATGTAGGCGTCGTATGCCTGTCGGGTGAGAAAGCCGGGGAACACGGTCTTGCCGTATTTCACGTTCTCGAAGTCGGCACCGTCGAGTCTGACCACGTGCCAGCCGTTTGCCGTCCATTCCTTGAGTTCGTCGATCTTGGACTCTTCCCATCCTCCGGGCGGCTGCGCCATCTGGACAACCCACTTGCCTTCATCGATCGGATTGCCGGTGAGGATGATCTTCATGTGCCCGGCTCCACGGTCGATCGTGGACATCGGGGAACCCAAGTCGGACTGGACGCCGGGAGACAATTCTTGCGTTTCGTCGAGCAAGATCCGCACAACGGTCAAATCCCCGTATTTGGGGTGTTTCTTCAGGCGGAAGGGTTTGGGATGGAACCCCTTGATCTTACCGGTTGAGTCCCGTTGCTTCGAGAACAGGACGGCATCGATCCCGCAATCGGGTCGGGCATTCATGGGTCTCATCCGCATCCGGGTCTCATTCGGGTAGAGATCGATCGGGAAGAGGGATTGCTCTTGGAAGGTCCGTAGGTTCGACCAGAGGTTGCCCTTCAGATTGGTATCATTGACTGAGCCAAACTTGACTGAGGTGTTCTGTGGATCTCGCATGAAATCCAGCGAACAGAACGCGGCGGCGGAGTAGGTCTTCGACTGGCCGGACGCACCGAGAAGGATCACAAGATCCTCGTTCTGGAGGGCATCGAATACCCTTTTAACACAGAGAGGACGTTGCTCGAAAAGTCCGCGTGACCATGCCAGTGCTGAGGCTTCGAGGTAATGGTCCGCTTCCAACAGATCCATGAAAAAGTCATGGACGAACTTCTGAGCCTGTTCTTCAGAGCCAACCTGTTTGTTCGTCTTCGCCCCCATCTGGAGCAATTTCGCTCCGGCTTTCCAGTTCCCGGCCACGCAATGTTCGCGGACCTCAGCGAGCCAATCTATCCGTGCGAGAAGTTCTGGTTCCGGGTAATCCTCAAGGATCGTCTGAAGTAGGTCCATTCACGGGCATCATGCTCGGACGGCGCTCCCCGTCAATCTCCGCCATTCACGCGCCAGCCTTGGAACAGTAGCTTTCCAACTTCGGTCTGTGCGTAGACTTCGAAATACTCCAATGCCTTACCCAGCTTCACCCCAAAGGCTGCTTTGTGAATCGTATGATCCATAGGCTCAAGATAAACGGGCCCATCGAACAAGGGGGAGGTGGGGATCATCTTCGCCGGAACGTCGATCATCCCCCCGTCCCGGCTTCCTCCTATAAATTCAAGTTTCACAATGAAAGAGTGTCGGCGGCTACCCCAAATACCCCGTGTTTCGTGCAAGAAGGTTAGTGGGACCGCCGACGAGAATCAAGCCTCTTGGAGTTCGAGTCGTTCCTTTTCTCCTGCTTCGTATCCGGAACAGTAGTCTTGGAACTCGCGAGTCTGGCTGGACTGGCAATAGGGGTTGTTGTCCCCTGAATCGTTTAATCCAGAGTTGTATCCTTCGGTGTATTCTTCGGTTGGCATGGTTGGGTTGGTTTGGGTTATTCTGTCTCCTTCTCAAAGTTGGCTGCGAAGTATCTGGCCCGGTAAATCCCGATCTCCCCCGTCTCTTCGGTCACGATCCAGTCCAAAAGTCGCCCGATCATGGTCGTTCCATCGGCCTTGAGTTTCGCCAGTTGGTTTGTCGGATCATAGACGATTCCCGGAACGTGCTCCGGGTTCGGGAGAAGGGTGAAGGTCGTCTCGGTGATCTGGACCGCTTCGACCACCCGCTTATTAACGCATGATTTACAACGGTATTTCATCTTAGTTCCATCTGTAACTGACGGGGATCGTCTAAATGTTCGACCTTCATTTGGATGAACGCCACGGCACTTTCAAAGTGTTCCATTGGGTAGGCACAGATGCAATGCGGTGCGTCAACGCTTGGTGTATCAGAAGTCTTGTCGGTCAGGGGTCTTTGCTTCGGGACTCCGTTTGCGGATGCCCATCGATCCAGCAACCGACCCACTACTTGATTGCGTTTTGGATCGCCGAGAGAAATCCCGATCCGATCCATCACCGTTCTAAAGTTGAAGTCCATCGTGTCAGACATCCCAGCGTCGATCATCGGGGAGAAGGGAACGAACAACCGGGCCCGATCCTGCGGGTTCCGGGGCATCCTGCGGTTGAGTCGGTGGGGGTGGGCCATCCGGGAAGGGGTTGGCCGAAGTAGTGGGAGGGGGGGCATCCGCCGCAATCCGGAGTCGGAGCATTTCGGCGTCGATCTTCTTTTCCAGCGCCCGGCGTATCTGGAGACGGGGTTCATTGGTCTCGCGAATCCAGTTCCCGACTGTGGTATTTGGAACCGACAAGAGTTCAGCCAATGGCTGATTATTCGATGCCCCCATTGCCTTCTTGAGAGCCCGGAGTTTCAGGGAGAAATCTCCGATATTCACATCGATTGTCGGACGCGGTATTTCAGTCATAATCAAAGAAAACGTGCAAAGTGCTCGCATTGCAACCAAAAAGTGTTCAAGGTGCTCGAAACCAATGAAAGCCTATACTGACAAACCTGAACTCCTGAAACGGATCGTCAAGGGTCCATACGCCTCTCCAGAGGAAGCCGAGTGGAACGGCCAGTTCGTTTTCCGCTTCGACGCGAAGACGATGGCTGGAGTTCAGGTCTCCGACAAAGGCGGCTGGGAGCACGTGAGCGTCCACATCGAGAAGCTGAACGCTCGCCGGAAGGTCTCGATCCAGACCCCGAATTGGGATCAGATGTGCAAGATCAAGGATCTGTTCTGGTTGCCGAGCGAGACGGTTATCCAGTATCACCCTTCGAAGGAAATCTACGTGAACACCCATCCTCACGTCCTGCATCTCTGGCGTCCGTATGGCTACGCTCTCGAAATCTCTCTTCCACCAAAGGAGTTTGTCTGATGAAAACCGAAGATCGATACCGTTATTCGAAGATCGTCTACGAGCGCCATCTCAACGATCACCCAATCAAGGGTCATCCGCTCTACAAGGTCTGGCTGAAATCGACCTCCGTTAAGCTGGACCGGTGGGGAGCATGGATGCGGGAGAAGAACCGTCCTGCTTTCGACACAATCTATGCTAAGTGGAAAGAGAGAAAGGTGGCGTGAAGTCACTGCACGAATGCTTCGATACGTTCCGCAAGGAGTGTTATTCCGATGTCGGCCCAACAGCCGTTCTGGCAATGCGCCGGGCGTTCTTCGCTGGGTATTCCGCCCATGCCGAACATACGGTCGATCTGATCAGAACCGATGACAAGAAGGAGATGACTGCGAAAACGATCGCCCTGATGATGAGTCTGGATTCTTTCACAATGGAGTGTGATCTCAATGAATAGAATAACCGACCCCCACCGGACCGTCGAGATCCAGTGGCATCCCCTCCGAGTGCCGGGAAGCTGGAATTCAGGTCACAGGCACGAAGCGGCACTTGAGGCATTCGTTCAGGAGTGCGTCAATCGCGGGTGCGAAGTCGTTCACGACTACATCCCTACCATTCTTGGAAATGAATACCGCCTTCGTATTCACATTCCTCTTAACAACCTCAAAATTGATCAGGTTGCGATGGGCAAGGAACTCCAGAAACTTTTCGGGGCGGAGAAACTGCTTCATAAATGAATGCCGCATTCACCAAAGGATTACATGGTTTGTCGCCTGTGCGGAAAGTGCAAGCTGAAGACCTCTGGATTCTACAAAGACCGGTTCCACCGATCGGGGCGAAAGACGGCGTGTATCGAGTGCCTGTCTACCTACCAACGCAACCGCGCAAGAAATGAACTTTCCAAAGTCATACCCGAAATACCTCTGCCCGAACTGCGAGATGGAGTTCCGGGGGTATCCGGACGAGATCATTGTCCGTTGTCCGAAGTGCAAGCGAACCGTGGCCGAGAAGATTCCCGCCCGGAACACCGGCACCCGCCCGGACTTTGAAGACTACTGCGATACGTGGCTCGATTGGGTTCTCTGTGGACTCTTCATTCTCTTGCTTCTCTGTATTATTCTACTCCCTGTTTACTTCATCTTCAAATCATGAAAAAGTGTGTCATCTATTCCAACTGCCAAGCTGACGGGTTGGCTCTCTTTCTCCCGATGATGGGATTCGATTACCAGATCACGGTCTATCGAAATTACCAGATAATCATTGGTGAACAGAGTATGGCGGATCTCGAACGAGACTCCAAGCAATGCGACCTGTTCGTCTATCAACCGACCAACGACAAGCACGGGGATTCCTCTTCGGAGAATATGCTTACGAAGATCCCGGTTCATGCCGAGACGATCTCCTTCGCCTACGTCTACAATCACGCCTTCTATCCTTTAACTGAGCACGGCGGCAAATACATCGGCGCAGAGTTTATCAATGCTGGGTATTGGCAGATGCCTCTGAATGAACTCCTGAACCACTACGATCAGGGGACTATGGACTTCGCCCTCTGGTCGCGCTTCCTGCACTGTCTGGCGGAACAGGCGAGGCGAGAAGAGAACACCGATCTGAAGCTGACGAAATGGATGCTCGAACATCGCAACAGTAGAATCCTTCTTAATGTCAATCACCCGACTTCGATTATGTTCGTTGAACTGTCCGCTCAACTTATGCACGCGCTGGGGAAGGACATAAGACCATTCAAGGTGGATCACCCTGAAAACCTGACCGGCTTGCCCTGCACCCTACCTCACTCCGCATACATCTCGAAGTTTTTCGGGATGCCGAGAGAGGCAGACCCGGATGCTCATAACTATTATCGCGGTCTTCTAAAGGCCGAATGGACGAAACAACAGTATGCCGAAGGATTTTCCGCATACACAAAAGAAGACGAACTCTTTGGGGGATGACTATAGCGCAACTTGAGAAACGGGGGCTGGTCCGCCTGAAGGAATGGGTAGTGGATCGAGCGTTCGAAAGGGGAGTCAGTATCTCGGCAGTCTATATGCGCCTTCATAGGGGGAAGTATCCGAATATCCGATACCACCGAATCAACAAACGGGTGATCTACGTCGAAGAGATCGGGGAGACTGCCTTCACAGACAACCGAATAAAAACATGAGCGACCAACCGAAAACAAAAACACTAAACGAGCGCCTGAGAGCCGAAGCTGCGGGAATCGCCTTTGGCAACGTCGGGAACGATCAGACCATGATGCTGCTGGAAGAGGCTGCTTTCTATGTCGCAACGGTCGAACAAGTTCTGGCCGATCAGCTAAAAAGTATTCGCGAGCACATGACAAGTTTCGGCGTTCCGGCGATGTCGCAGGACGAAGAGGACAAGGGAGAAGTCTCGGATGGGTATCACACCTTCAACGAACTCTACGAACACCGTCACATGCTCTTTCTGGCGATGATGGGGGACGATTCGATCCATTCATGGTTTGCCCTTCTACATGACGACGGGAAGGGCATGGAGGGCTGGTTCATTGCCGGTTGCACGCTGGGGCACCAACCGATCACCTACCATCTCCCAACCCGGTTGCTCCCCCTCGCCTTCAACTCCGGAGCCCGATACCTAGACCGCGCTCCGAGGTGGGACGGGCATACCTCCGCCGATGTCATCAAGCGAATCGAAAACTGGCTTCTGGCATGAACGAATATCATGAAAACTGGTGATTTATTTGATTACGCCGAAAGTGTCCGCCTTAAAGAAGCGGGGATGACTAAAGCCGCGACGAACAATCCTTCCGGTCTCGAACTTGCAAGGACAACTGCCATAGAGATTTGCCCGGTCGGAGAGGCGATAACTGCCGACGATGTTTTTCGCTCTATGATGGAACGAGGATTCGTGAAGTGTATCGGTCCGGCATCCGGTTCTTTATTCAAATCGGGACGATGGGCCTTTACCGGTGATCGCGTGAAGTCCATGCGCAAAACCAACCATGCCAGAGAACTTAAAGTCTGGAGACGCATTTTTTGAATGAAACGTAAAGCCTTCTTCCGTTCCCTGATTCTCGGCGGGATCATCCTGCCTCACATTCCGAAGCTGATTCTCACGGGTGGCTGGTTCCAACGCGGATTCATGGGCTCGCCCATTGTCGGCACGGAAATCTTTGGAATTGACAACGATTTTACATTCAATGCCCTGACCGGCGACATCCGATACATCGGAGCCAAAGAACGCCAATACACCGTCCTCGGACTGCATCGCTGGATTCAGAAACAGGCCGATCAAGAGACTTCAATGGATGGGTCCGACATGCTCGACATCACACACCAGAACCCGTCCTACCGAATAAACGATCACCTAATCGAACTCGTAGGCGCGGTCAACATCGACGAGGAAACCGCCAAGTGGATCAAAGACGGTTCCCTGATCCAGAACCGCGATGCGGAGCATCCGACGATCTATGATGGGTTTTTCAGACCGCCCTCCAAACGAAGGAACTACGCCGACCCCTCTCCTATTGACTATTGTTCCGGACCGTATGCCAAGAAATCATGAACCGCCGACCATGAGAGAGAAAATAGACTTCTATTCGCCCTTCACCAAACACCCCGAACACATCGAGGCGATCAAGTGCTTCGCCCTGTCCCTGCTCGAAGCATACGACCAATTCGGACAGGATTTGGAAGCGATCGAACCCGATCCTTTCGATTCTCCCGAAGGGGGTGAACTGCTCGAATACTGTTTCAACATCGAAAACTATGTCGGGGATCTCTTCGACATTCCTGAAGACAATACGATTCAACTCGATCCCTGCATCCACTACGGCGACGACTGGCCGGATTGGGCATATTGCCGCGACTGGATGAGCGAACTGATGATGAACGCTATGGATCACCATGACTGGCAATCGGTTGTCGATACGATCGCCAAAATCTCCCTCAACGGTCACGAACCTGAACCCAAACCCGATAACCCACCGAAAACATGAGTATCAAAGATCACTGGTTAGATGCCTCCGAACTCACTGAAGACGATACCGCCTGCGCGATCCTCACTCTGGCAAGTGTCATCAACGAAAAGACTCTCTTCGACGGAGCCTCCGGAGCAAACTTCGGTCACGAACTCGCGCTCGCCCTCAAGAACGTTGCGGAGAATTCCACCCACAGCATTTCAGCCGAGGTAGGTGGCATCGTCGAACATCAATCACTGGATTGACCAACCATGAAACGACGAATACCAACCAACCTCAAGGGCGCAACCGGCGTCTCCATGCAAGGAGGAACCGGCAAGAACGCCGCGAAACAAAGAAAAAGGGCCAGAGTCCAGTTTGCCGCCGATCGTGCCGTGAACCGCCGCGAGCGTGCCCACCAAGAGAAAAAACGCCTCACCCAAGTTCTCGGTCGAAAACCCGGAGAACCCTTCGTTCCCCGAGTCCGACTGGTCAAAACCACCCGAAAATGAATGTCTTAGCCTCAGAGGTCGCGCTGTGGAAACCGGTCAATAAGCAGGCGTCGAAACTATTCTGGAAATCCCCGTGGTGGGCGAAGGCAACGATCGAGGCCCGGCAAGAACAATTGCCCGTGTGGGGCGCTTCCGTCTGCCCGAGCGTGTTCATCGACTGCTTCCGCGACCCGCCGCCAGAGATCCCCAACCGAATCGGAACGATCGTCGAATACTCCCTCACCGGGGAAAGGGCCATGATCATCGGCTTCTCGCGAAAGAATCGCAGTTCAGGCAAAGTGAGGATCAGGGAAAGACTCAGGAAATATCGATTCACCAATCCCGATCAGAACTTTCTAGTGCGGCAAATGTCGTCCTCAACCAAAGTCCTCAAAATCTGGTGGGCGTTCTTCCAACGTGGCGACATCGGCGAACTGCGATGGGATACCGCCCGGTTCCAAATCCTCGACGATACCCGGCGAAAATAGTCTAACCTACCCAACGCTTCGATACCGCCAAGGCGTCTGCCTTTAGCTTTTCCTTGCGGTAGATCCTATCCGCTTTCTCAATCCTGCGTTCTGCGTCCATGCGCTCCCGAAGTTTACCGTGGGTGTAGATTTCCGTTTTGTCGTGAGCCAATCCCTTTTCGATCGATGGGTGCATCTTTGCCATAGTCCCCAAAGCCAATCCCATCCCGGCCAATCTGGCAACATATAGTAGCGACCCCCCTACCCGGCAAAAATTGCCTACTTGACTTCAAATGCTCGTTTGATACATTACCCCCAAGAAAAAAAGGTTCGGTGCATCGCGAACCCAGCCTTACGAGAGCCCCGATCCCCCGGCGCAGGTGTGGATCGGGGCTTTCTCGTATCTGCTTACCGCTCCTTCTTCCAGTAGGCCGAGGGATAGGCTTTGGGCGTAGGGTCTATGCGAAGGATCTCATCCTCGATCCCCTCCCGACTCCGGTAATCGAGAACCGCCTGCTTCGCCCTCTTGTGGCCGAAATCGTCGATGATGCAGAATCCGCCGACCGACAGCTTCGGATAAAGATTCTCCAGCACTAGAAACGTCGATTCATACATATCGCCGTCCAGCCGAAGAACCGAGATCGCCTCGACCCCCAGCCCCGGCATCGTATCGCTGAACCACCCCTTCACGAACACCACTGACTCGTCGATCGGACCAAAAAGCCTGAAGTTCGCTTTCACCTGTTCCAACCCCACCCTGAAAATCGGCATCAGGTGATGAGGATCCCCAGCATCAGCCGGGTATTCCAAAGCGTTCGGCGGCGGGAGCCCTTCGAACGAGTCGCACACCCACAGCTTCCGAGCCGACCCAAGAGCCCCGAGCACGTGATAGGCGTAAATGCACGCCCCGCCACGCCATACCCCCGCCTCTACCACATCCCCAGCCACGTGCCCCATCTCCACGTCCTCGATGCACAAACGAAAATTCTCCAACACCCGAGGCGGCAGCATCGTCAGCTTTTCCCTCAGTATCCTCTCCTTGATCGTCCGCAGTCGTTCTCCCCTGTTCATAATCGTGCAATACCCTGCATTCCTACGCTTGACATGGCAACATATAGTTGCGAGCGTCCAGTCAGGGCGAGTGAGTTTGGAAAACCTTTCAAGCCTGAACCCCGGATTCGATTATCGAGTCCGGGGTTCTTCTTTTCCGCTTGACTCCACCGAAACGACTCCCGAGGATCGACTCAAGTTTTCCAACCTATCACTCGATGACACCAACGGAAATCCGAGCCCTGCACCCGTGCAGAGGAGCGGCCCCCCGGAGATAGAAAAAGACCCAAAAATGGAACTGGCAGGAAGTGATGGCACCTACCCGGCTGGTTCGTCGATCAAGCGGTTCTTTCGGTAGAGTTCCCCCGCCCATCCCAGCGACGACCACTCAAACCCCCGGATGGCGGTAGCTGTGTTCCGGATCTCTCCGCCTAATGGCTCCGAGTCCGGGTTTCCTTCTCCCGAGTCCCTGCCCCGACCCCGAGCACTAACCCCGGTAAAAAGAAATTCTTCCTCTGAGGCTCCCGCTCGAAGAGAGGGCTCCGTCTACAGATTCCCGAGTACCCCCCCCGAAAATTTCCATCCACCCAACCCCAGACCCATAGGGGTATCACCGAGACCGGTCCCGAGAGGGGCATACCGAATACGAGTCCGAGGACGAGGACGAGGACGAGATCGAGATCGAATACGAGGACGGATACGAGGACGAGTCCGGTGTGAGAGATAGAGGGATCTGGTTGGTAGTACGTGCGAGGGATAGGGGTCAAAACCGAGGTGGGGGGGGGGACGGTGGTCATCCTTCACCGGGGCACAGGGCGAGCGGGTCGCGTCCCTGTTAGCCTGTCCGGGCGCACGTGGCGGGGTTGGATGACTCCCGGCTCGGTCTCTGGCCCGGTCATCGGCTCCTGTCCGCCCCCGTCGCCATCCTGACAGGGTTCGAGTTCGTCCGGGTCCGTGGTCCGGGGTCCGGGCGGCGGGTCCGGGTCCGTGATACGGGCGAGGTGGTCCCGGTCGAGGTGGTCCGGGTGTCGGGTCCGACTGGAGGTAGACAGGTCCACC